TCACCAGCGTTTATAATAGGGTACTTATCTCCTACCTCGTAGTAAACCATTAAGTCTTCGTTAATATCTTTATTAGGTCTATATATTTCTACTATAAGGTTCTCATAACCAGTACCATCTGTACCGCTTGACAACCCAGAGTGTGACAAGTCTACAGTGCCACTCTCTGTGTTAACCGCACTGTTAACAGGGTCGTTTATTCTAATGTAGAAGCCTGTTGTAGGATCTGTTACCTCAATTGGCTCCCCATCTTCGCCTACGTAAAGATCGTCACCTGCAATCTCTAAGTCTACATACTCTGTAAACTTTCGTCTACCATTATCAGAGTCAAGACTTATAAACCGAATCCTATCACCCTTAACAAAGTTATACTCTAACTGAGAGTTGTTAGACTCGTTGTAACTCCACTCTTCTCCCTTAAGGGATTGAAGGCTTAAATATACCTGCTTATCATTACCAGTACCAGGTATAGCGTTTACAACCGTCATCTGTATAAACTCATCCACCGTAGTATTACCTGTGTAATACATCTGGTAGTGTGTTGCCCAAACAGGAGGTTTATTGTATATACTAATATTAACACTAGATGATGTGCTTAAATCAGGACCTCCATTTTCTGTATAGAAAGGGTTATAAGGTCTTGTACCATTATAATTAACACTATCTATGGTTTTATAATCAGGAGCAACGTTGACAAAAGAACATCTGTTTGTCTCGTCAAAGTAGGCCACACCAAAGTTGTGGAAAGCACCTGTTTTGAAGGATGATAAACCACCATCACCCTGTGTGAATTTAGAGCTATTTGTATGATTAAACGTTCCGTTATCTAAATTATAAGTTAAGCCAGTATTAGGACCATAATCAAACCTAATTCTTAAAACCTTCGTGCTACTATTGTAATTAGTAGAAATTGCACTTCCACTATTACCAGTAAATACAACGCTATCAAAGTCATCACCTATATAGGTTTGAAGAAGTAAACCTACCTGATCTATATTTGTAAAGCCAGTAATATCCACAGGACCAGTAGAGTACGAACCATTTCTATCTACCCCTCCCTTGTTAAAGTTCCAAGAGTAGTTTATCATTACCTGTTGATTTATATCAGAATTTAGAGATAAATTAGATAAGTCAAATTTAATGGTATGTCTAGTGTATCCACCGCCTCCAGATATTGTAAACTGACTTGCAACACTTTGTCCTATACTGAAATCAAAATAATTACTTATATCATCTAACCACCCAGATAAAACAGGTATAGAAACATTTTCAGACGTTAAAGTTACAGCTCCATCGTTTGTAAACTTAGAGGAAGCCACCATCTTAGTGTTATCATATCCCTCTACAATATTACCATAAGCCAACCTATTATTCGATAGAATAGTTTGAGACTTAGCTTTTTTAGGTACAGCGTCATACAACTTGTTAGAGTCTACCTTATCTACAAAAGGATACGTACCGTTATTGTAGAAGGATAAAGTAGAGTCTAAATCAGTGTAGTCATACTCACTGTTAGATATAACCTCGTTCTTTAGTTTTTTAAGGTATTTTATAAAGTTATTCTGAAGGGTGTCTACAAGGAAGAACTCTCCATCGTTACCCTTTCTAGCTACAATCTCTATAGTGTCTACGTCAGGAGTTGCGTCATCATACGTAATACTAATCTTGTTAGCCATACTAGAGTAATTACTAGCACTAACTACTGCGTTTAAAGCAAAGTCAGGGTCAATAAATACATCTGATATAGGGCTATAGGATGTCATCTCCTCATCAGCGTGTAGGTACCTGTACTTAAACTGGAACACGTTATCAAGGATATTATTTGTAGCAAAACTATCATCTACAGCCAACACCGTTGTAGGCTTATGTGTAGGTTGATGTTTAACAACATCTAAGTACTTAGCCTTCTCTATAGTATCTCCAAAACTAACTAAAGGAGAGTAGGCTCCTTCAGGGTTAGCGTGAAGTATTTTCCCTGGTAAAGCAGAGAAAGAGCCAGCCCAAGGACACTCAGTTATCAACCCTCCTACATTTGCATTATCTTGGTTTTGAAGAGGGTAAGCGTATGGGGCCTCTTCCGTTGTTGTCTGACCATACGGAGTGGTTAAAGTAATTGTAGAACCACTTACAGACTCTACCTCGTAGTAGTAAGGGAAGTCTGTTGATACACCAGACACCATCTCTTCAATCCCTATAAACTGACCAGCAGACAAATCTCCAAAGTCATCAGTAAGGTTACCCTCAGAATCGTAAACTGCAACAGTAGGGCTATTTTCGGTCACTTTTAATGTTACACCATCATTTAACTTAGGTATAACACCTGTAACTCTGGTGTACCCATTATTACCTTCTACCCCAGGTAAAGTGTTATTTTGATTAATCTGAGTATATATGTGGTCACCAACCTCAAACCCATGGTTGTCAGATACCCCTATAAATACACTACTTTGATTGTTTCTATATAGTATATCTTGGAACGATGTAGCGTTCTTGATGTTTTTTTCGTTTTGCTTTGCTAGCTCTACGTTTATTTTTCTAGGTCTGTTGAGACCATCAGTCCAATAAAGAATGTCATCAACCTTGTTAACACCAGTTATCAGGTATCTGTCACTAAAGTTTAAGATATTGTTAGGGTTACCTGTTGTTGACGGTCTACCATCTTGGTATACAGTCTCTACAGTGTTTCTTATTAAGTTATACTCTAGTATACAGTCCTTTTTTATACCCTCTACAGCCTCACTATGTATAAAATAATACACGCAATCTTTAGGCTTATCCTCGTAAGAGCCTATACACTTCCAACCAAACTCTGAGGAATCTATAGGTGAGGTAGATGTAGTCCCCGTAGTAAAGCTTTGGAACATTCTTCTAGCGGCACCTGTATAAGATCTTGACCCTTCTCCTTCTGATGCTTCATCGCCTGCAGATCGAGTACCCCCCGCAAAAAACTCAACAAAACAATCTAACCTAAAATCTACAAGGTATCCGTCATCCTTAACAGGGTAAAGGTGATTAGCCGTTAAATCACTAGTCGTGTGAGCAGGTAAGCTAAAGTCGGCTAAAGTATATTGAAAATTAGTATAAGGTTGTCCAGGGCCCATAACAACACCGCCACCTAATCCACTTCCGCTATGCCATATCTTAGATTCGTAAGCAGAGTCTAAATACAACCCTGAAAGACTACCAGAAAGAACCTCTACCTGTACCTGAATACCATTAGTTATATCTGTTGTAACACCCTCCCCTGCATGGGTAAATGTTTGTGCTGCTAACCAATCACTTATATTCTCTGGGTTTAATAAGCCCCCAGCCTTTCCAATCTCATTACTAGATTTATTATTTGGGGTTTCAGTATTATCTTCATCATCAGCTGCACTAGTATTGGTAAGCATGAGGTCATTACCTGTAAGGAATGATATTTTATACGACTCTGTATACCCCTCTGGAGTTTCTCTAGTGATTATAACACTATTATTACCAAGAACTTCTATAGCAAAGCGGGGATCTATAACATTATCTAGATGAGTACTACTGTACCCATTTATAAGACTCCAGGCCCCAGGAAAACCTTTAGTCGAAGAATGCATAGGGTTACCATCGGGGGTACTACCAGAAGGACCACCAGGTATAGCAAGGCTAAACGAAAATATACCTGCCCTATCTTCATCAGAATTGCTAACGTGGTAACGGTTATAATACCTTTCAGTAGGGTGATCACTAGTAATACCACAAACAGCTAACGCCCTTAAACAATATCCCCAATAAGCACCTTGAGAGTTCTGAAAATTATTTGCAGCAGCTTGGGATGTATTTCCAGTATGGTAACTAGGAATATTACCAACAATCGTAAACCTATATACATCATTACTAGGGTTAGCCGTTTGATCAGGACCATATAACTCCTCCTCAAGGTTATCTATAGTGGTGTTAAGGCCATCAATAGTATTGTTTAAGCCTAATATTGTAGTTTCAAAAGCAGCTACTATGGTGTTAATAAAATCTTGATCTACAAGACCTGATTGGGCTGTTAAATCACCTAGAATCATCGGCTGAAGATCTAAAGAGTTGTTTACACTGACAACTAATTGATCCATATAGCTCCAAAGAAGAATTACATCTGCTGCTAAGGCATTATTTTCAGTAGTTAAAGCCTCGTTTTCAGTTTGAAGATTATATAAGTCACTAGAAATTTGAGTGTTTGTAGCTGCTAATTCATTTAATTCAGCCTGTAAATCATCAAGCTGCTCTTGAGTTACTGTACCACTACTAATAGTATAAGACCTAAGAGAGACATTATCTATAGACCCAACAAAATCGTTTGATGTGAAAAACCAGAAATAATTACGATCAATACCATCATCAGGAATAGTAAGGGTTGTTATATGAGTTCCTGAGGTAGATATAGGATTATCGGTTAACTCTACTTCTGTTGAAAAGTCAGTTCCTTGTGCGACTTTAGGATTTATATTTCCTTGTAAAATATTTTCTTCTGGGTGCTGTGCAACATCTATTGAGAAAACGTAATCTCCTGCAGGTAAGTTAATGGGGACCTGAAGAAGGGTGTAACTGTTGGCTGGATTTGAAGGTCTACAAAGGGCCCCATCTATAACGGTCCAAGCACTATCGTTACTCCAACCATCTTTATGGTCTGTCCCCTCTGTGAAACCTCCATTAGTTATATTCTCTGATCCGTAGTTAACTGCCTGCAGTAAGGTATCAATAGTGGAGTTTAAAACTTCAACTTGTGCGACTAAAGCATCGTTAAGGGCTAGAGCAGCATCTAATAAAGCCTGTGTATCAGCTTGAGCAGCTTCAGCAGCAGCTTGAGCATCTTCGGCAGCAGCTTGAGCAGCTTCAGCAGTAGCTTGAGCAGCTTCAGCAGCAACAACTTCAGCCTCTAGAGCATCAGTGTCAGCTATACCAGCAGCAATTGCAGCATCTAAAGCAGCCTGTGCAGTAGTAAGAGCAGTATTAGCTTCATCAGTAGCAGCTTCAGCAACAGCAAGTGCATCGTTAGCAGAGGCAAGGTCACTCTCTAATTCAGAAATAGTAACATTATTAGCAGATATTGCATCGTTTAAAGAGGTTATAGCGTAGTCAACTTGGATATCTAATGTAATCACAGCATCATTTAAAGTAGTTGATGATACGCTCTCTATATCATTAGGTAAAGTATTTGTTATACCATCAATTTGTATTGCAAAAATACTTAACACATCATTTAAAGTAGATATATTTGCAGATATACTTAACTCGTCAAAATAGGTAGAGCCTATATTGGCAGCTAAAGCTCCCGTATTTATTATTGCGTCACCTAATTGTTCTGTAATCGCATTAAGATTATCAGTTAAAGTATCCTGAACAAGATCTGCATTTTCTAGTGTAGAAAGTGTATCTGATGCAGAACTTAAAAGTGGGTTGAGCTGATTTATAATACCATTATAAGCGTCAGCCCAGTCTATATTAAGATCTGTAACCTCCTGAAGGGCAGTATTAAGATTTGTGTCGGAAGTACTTAAAAGATTTTGAGTGGTATATAACTGATTCTCTAAATCTATAAAGTCTTGTATAGTCGCAAAACTTATCTGTTCTAAGACTACGTTATCTATAAGTACGGTCTGTGCACTACTATTATTCTTTATAACAAGGATTGTACCTGCTGCTTGGTAGTATTCTACAACACTTTGTCCAGAAGAAAATTCTCCCAAATCAATATATGTGCCTCCAGTATGATAAGATATTGTGGCAGTTGATGGTTCATCAAACTTATCAGTAATAGATGCAATATAAAAAGATAACCTGTAGAATTTACCAGACTCTACTATATTGTCTGATGTACCATCAGAGTTTCTAGCATAAGCCCCTGTAACCTCTCCAGAAACTGGAGATGCTGGTCTTGCCAAAGACAACTCACCGTTATCAGTTATAGTTACAGAATCTTGTGAGGCATCTGAGTGAGACCTCCATCCTGAAGATCCAGCAATTAAACTTAATGTAGTAACATCAGTAAAGTCACCATTAGTTATTAAGTCGGCACCTACAGCACCATCTACATCGGCTTGTAAGGATGTAATATCATCCTCTAAATCTTGAATTTGATTATATAAATCAGCTATAGTTGTATCAGCAGTAGCAGCAGCTTCTTCAGCGGCAGCTTCAGCAAGAGCAAGTTGAGTCTGTAAACTTTGAATAGTTAAATCGTCTGTAGTAGCATCAGCTTCAGCAGCAGCAAGTTCAGCCTCTAAACTAGCAACTAAAGCTTCAGCAGCGTCAAGATCAGCAGTAAGTGCTTCAGACGCAGCAATTGCATCCTGAATTTGACCACTTATAAGGGTATATGAATCCTGAAGGTCAAAAAGCTGAGAGCTTAAACTATCAATCTCAGCCTCTAGAGCAGCTATAGTAGCGGCAGCTTCTTCAGAGTTTGCAGCTAATTGAGCATTTAATAAGTCAAGTTCAGTTTGGTGATCAAGCTGTAGGTTGGTAATTTGATCTTGCAAATCCTTTATTTCAGCTTCCAGCTCTTGTATAAGTAAAAGAAGCTGTTGTGTATCAGTCAAATCAGCGTACCCAGTACCTGTAGAGGTATAGGTTATTATTCTAGCCGCTATCCCTTCTATATATTCAGGTAGAGATATTTCTGGATGGATTCCGCTATCTAAGTTTTGCTTAACCTGTTCTTCACTAACCCCAAAACAAAGATTGAAATCAAACCTAGAGCTACCCTGTATCAACACTTGTAACTTACTATTAGGTTCTTGATATTCCGATATTGTAAGACCCGTTATTACTATCTGATCAGTATCTGTAGCAAAAGAGTTTTTAACCGTAAAACTAAACCCTGAGAGAGTAGCTTCAGCTTTAAAGGTAAATGATATAGCTTCTGATGATGTAGAGAAAATTTGGCTCTTTTCATTACCAGCTACAAATTTTATACTGTTAGAGGCTACCATTGTGGTAAGAGTCCCTTCAATTCTGTAGTATTTACCACCAACTATGTTTGCTGGGAAAAAGAAATTATCATCTGCTTGTACACTTTGTCCAGTTATAGTATAAGCATTATTTTCTAGTGTCACCTCTGGACCTATATTAGGTAATAAGTCAGCAGTAGAAACGTAACTATTTAGTAAGTAGTAATCGTCAGAACTAGCACTTGCTGCATTTCTACTTTGAGAGCTAATATTACCATTAAGCTTAGTACTTTTGTTAAATCCAGTTATAATGTTACGACCTGATTTAAGTAAGATTTGTCGGCCTATACTAGTTTCTAAAACAGGAGACTCAAAGTTTGTAAACTTGTCGACTAAAGCCTCTGCAAGATTGTTTTGAGAAGCGTCAAACTCGTAGTCATCCCCTGAGCCAAATAGTCCAGCCCCTATCTCTACAAAAGGCAAAACATTATACGTACCATCTGCGTTCTCGTTATAAGAGAATATAGTAGTTCCAGTAACATCTGTTGCAGTTGTAGGCTCTACACCTTCAAACTCTAACAGCACTTGAGTTACCCCTTCAATCTGATTTGGGAAATCACCTATAGGAGAGCCATCGTCACTAGTTAAAGTATTAACAGATTCAGTTACACCAAAGTCGTAAGCAGAGCTTAAAACCATAGCACCATTATTCTGAATGAAAAGATGACCGTTAGGGTGTTGGTTATTTATAGTCGAAGACCATAACTGATTAGTTTCAGCACTATACGAGCTAACAAAGTTTAACTCGAAGTCTATACCTGGGTTGTCAGCAACGATTTCAATTTCAAGGATAAACCCCCCAGCACTCATCGAAGGGGACCCACTAGAAAATAATAAGGTTTCTTGATTTACGTGAGCCGTACTAAGGTCTCCTGTACCTTTATTTATAATAGTTATATTCTCACTAAGAGATCCATTTGGACCAAACTTACCGTATAAATACTCTGTAGTCTTTGTCCCGTCTGCGTTACCATCCCAACTAAGGTCAATACCCTCTGTTGCTAAAGTACCGTTACTATCAACATGATTTATTATAGTAAAGTTGTACTTATACCCCTCTACCTCTCTACCAGTAAGAATAATTTTTTGTTTGTACACTACAGAGGCTGGCTCTACATCATCTATAAACCCGCCTTCATCATGAGTAGTTATAATATTCACATCCTCTCCTGGGAAGTTATGTGTAACCTCCTTAGTTCCTTCTATATTTTCTACAGAGCCTGAGGTACCATCAGATGACGCAACATTCCTAATGTTTTCTGCGTGTCTGTAATCACCATTTTTTATCAGGCGAGGATCAGAATCCTTATCCATTCCCCCTGTGAATACTCTCTTATCTTGTGCCATTATTATATTTTAGGAGATTGCTTAAATGCTTTTCTAGAAACTTGCATAGCAGCCTCTTTATTGAAGTTCATCATTCTAGCTCTAGCCAATCTTTTCTCGTTGTAGTATGATCTTTTAGCCATCTGCTTCTCGTTAGCAGGGATACCTCTTTTTCTTTGAATGTATTTATAGTACATGTAACACCGTAAAGCCTCTTCACAAAACTTATGAACCCTAGGTACTTCAGATACGTTTACTCTTTGAACCAATTCTATTGCAGAATCTAAAGGTCTTGAAGAAACCCCTGCTGTAACACCAGCCTCATAACCAACCATTTGAGAACCATCATGGTTTTCTTCAAAAACAGTATGATTAATATTTACAAGATTTGATGTAAGGTTAGAATAAACTAAATGAACCTCGTTTCCTACTTGTGAAGCTTTTAAGTCAGAGTTAAGAGGGCTTGTGTTGTTTTCTGGATACCCATGGTTTATAACGTCAGCAAATTTCTTGGCAATTTCCCCAGAAGAATCACCTACAGTAAATATTATATTAGTATTAGTTTTTGTATTTCCAGTTATAAAGGTGTATGCTTGAGTGTTTGATGAAGACAAAGGTATTCTTAGCACAGAGCCATCAATAACACCACCACTATCTGCCACAGCACTATTAAATTTAAGCTTAATAACGTGATCTCTATATTGAGGTTTAGATATACCATCAGATATATACTCTATAAAGACATCTTTACCCTCAACATCTGAAGAAAAACTAATAGAGTTATCGTTTCTATTTAGCCTGTAATACCCTAAAGAGTTTTTACCACCACCTACACCAAACTTCTTACCTATATCTGTGTGGTAGTAAGGGTTATTCTCGTCATAAGAGCTAGTTCCAACTTGAGACTCTATAGAAGCATCTAAAGATACATTAGAACTATACCCTAACGATACAAAATCTCCATCGTCATTCTTATATCCCACTCTTAATAACTTAACGTAATCATCTGGTAAAGGAAAAGCTATTGAATTATTTATACTTTTAACTGTTGTTTTAATAACCTGCTCAACATCAAACGTAAGCTCTCTTAAACCTTGTAGTGCTAGCAACCTTAACTGATAAATTTGTGCCTCCTTATCGTAAGAGGTATCATCTATCATTAACTGAAAGTCATTTACAACCTCGTCTATATTTGTGTAATCTACTGCCATAATTAACTATCTGCTTTAACTTCTTTATTTGTAGAATATTGAACAACATCTGCCTCTCTAATAGTAACACCTAAATACTCTAATATTTTAATAACTATCTCCCCATGACATCTTGGTGATATTGTAAACTGATTTGAACTAGAGGCATCATAAACTGGTTTTCCAGCTATCGTAACATATCCCCAAGTAGGATTGTTTTCATAGTAATACCTCCATACTCTAATCTTTGTTATAGTGTCAGGAAAAATAGATAGTTTTTTTGATGAGACATTAGTACTATACTGAGATATTAAAGCTATAGGGTACTCAAAGGATGGTGCAGCTAGGTTACTTCTTCTAATTTGATTAATATTATCTTGAGAAACTATTTCCACAGGAATGTTAGTTCTTATATTGTTTTCCCTACTAGGCATTAAATGAATTGACTTAATGTAATCTGCGTTAATTTGTTTATCAGCCCCAGCGTCAGGTATATCAGCAAGAGATAACGTTATAGGATCTGTCTTTAGAAACCCTGATATATCTTGTTCTGCAAGTTCAGGAGATAAACTTTCATTGTAATACCCTTCAATCTTTTTAGGTTGAGACTTTTCCGTTATTATAGAGAGTCTTTTGTTGTACAACTCTATCTCTGCTTGTTTTGCTAATAAGTTAAACTCAGATGGGGTGATAAAACCTCGCTGTTCTTTATTAGCAAAGGTTTGTACTAATCTATATACTTCATCAATCGTCATTATTCTATATTTTATTCCCTAGCAAAAGTACAAAATAAATTGATATAATAAAAAAGGAGGACCGTTAAGTCCCCCTTTATATATATATTACATTAATACATTATCCATTAATCGCTTTGAGCCTACGCTCTATCTCAGAGTATATCTGCTCTCCCTCACCTTCAGAGCAAAAGTCTACCATTCTTTCGATAGGCTTAACTCCAATTGCAGGGACACAAATAGTATTACCTGAAGATACCCAAGTTACACCTGTTTTCTTCATAGAGATAATACCTGATTCCTCAGCCATTAATAAAAGTTGCTTCATCTCTGTACGAGGATCATTCATACCTGCTAAGAAAGTTGTAGGATTCTTTTCTGCTTGAACCTTCATATCCCAACGAATCTCATCAGTACTTTTGTTAGTGTTAACACCTAATACCTTAGCGTACCCTATAAGCTCATTTAGAGGCATTTTAAGAGCAGCTTGTACAGCTTCCATAGACGTAGCCACTTTTTCTATTTCTTGCTTAGCATTCCTTTCATTATCTCTTAAACCAAATGATGCTGTTTTATTCTTCATCCTATGAGGATTATTTACATTAGCGTTACAATGGTCTAAGTATTTTTTAAGGGTGGGGTTTGTATGGTCTACATATAAAAACCCTTTATTAAAAGCAATAGGCTCTCTCATTTTAGCGTTTTTAGATTGCTCATCAGCGTATATGGATGTCTCTCCAGGAATGTACCTGATCTTTCTATTTTCTCCTTTTATAGGGTCAAATATAATATCCTCTGATTTTATCATATAAACTACAGGGTATTGCATCATACCATTTTTTCTTTTAGAGCCCTTCAGAAGTTCGTAAACAGATGGTTTAACCTCTTTGGGTCCTGCAGTAAATCGAGGAGTGAATTTTTTTTCTACTACGGGAGCTTTAGCTTCTACCTTAGTAGTTGTAGGAGGCGTAACAGCCTTACGAGTTTTTGTTGGTGTCATAATAATTATTTTCTAAAATTAACTTAAAGTTTATAAAAGGAAGGGGACTAGCCCCTTCCAGTATTAGTTATAATCTCTATCTATTAACTATGAACTGCAGCTACAGTAATTGTACCCACGTTAGATAATAAATTAGAAAAGTATTCCGTATCAGTTGATAAATCATCACCGATCACTAAAAAGTTTTTATTAATTTTTGCCTTAGCATTATTAATAGTAGCAATAAATTGCTTTCTAAACTCTCTTTGTGTTGCAGATGAAGATAAATTAAGCACAACAGAATCTGATATTGTTACAGCGTCAGTTGCCTGGTCTGCACCGTCATAATTAAGCATTGACTTAAAGTATAATGTTACAGTGTTTGTACCAGAAGCACTTCCTGCTTGATAACCAGCTAAAGAAGATAATGGGAAACAACAAGATTGTGCCGCATCGTCATCATCAGCAATGGTAGCCTGAGTTCTAAAATATAAATATAGTTCGTTCATTTTATTTTATTTTAAGAGTTAGCAGCTGCTACAGCTATCGTACCTACTCCATTAATTAAAGTGGAGAAGTATTCCGTATCAGTTGATAAATCATCACCAACTACAATCATACCATCTTTCGGAGATAAAAACTTTTCACATAAAGCTTCCATAGTTTCTCTATGAGTGTTAGCTGTAGCTAAAGTTAAGACTACCGAATCTGAAACAACAACAGCATTAGATCCTACATCCATACCATCACGATTAAGCATCGACTTAAAGTATAATGTTAAAGAGCTGTCAGCTGTTGGTTGCATACCTACCAAAGCAGATAACGGGAAACAGCATGATTCACCTGTTCCATCATCATCACCAATAGTGGCTTGAGTTCTAAAGTATAAATATTTTTCGTTCATGTCTTTATATTTTAAGAATTAGCAGCCGCTATAGTTATTGTACCTACTGCAGATATTAAACTAGATAAATACTCAGTGTCTCCACTTTTATCATCACCTATTACAATATCTCCGTATCCAGCTTGAGCAGAATTAAATCTTTCACATATAGCCTGCATAGCATCTCTATGAGTATTAGCAGAAGCTAAAGTCAAAACAACAGAGTCGGACACTACAATACCATTAGCACCTATGTCATGACCATCATGGTTTTTCATAGATTTAAAGTAAAGAGTTAAATCACTGTCTCCTGTTGGTTGCATACCACAAAAAGAACTTAAAGGAAAACATACAGATGCTTCACCACCTGATAAATAGGTTTGTGAAACAGCAGATGTTATATGCGTAGTACCACTAGTAGCAACCCCAACTAAAGCAGAAGCTGCAGCACTTGCCTCAACAGCAGTCACTACATCATCTCCACCCATATCATTAGAAGTACCAATAGCACAAGTAATATCGTTACCTGAAACAGTAACTGTTACTTGACTTTCAGTACCGCTTTCTGGTATAGCTACAGAAACTAAATTACCCTTAGCACTTTTATCAACAGCAGTAAAAGTTAATTCTCCAATAGCTGCAGTTGCTGCAGCAGTTGAGTTAAAGTAAACATATTTTTCTTTTGTCATAATTAAAAAGTTTTAAAAGATTTAGGAGGGAAGACCTTCTCCCCTCCATCTATCTATATTAATTATGATTTCTTGAACAATAAGAAACGGTTAGGAGCAAATCCTTCAAAACCACGCTCAGATCGGTAGTTACACTGTAACGTATCTGTTTGATTAGTTTTGTTTTGTAGGACAGCAGAACCAGTTAACCAGTGCTCCATCTCACGAGAGTAACCATTCGCAGCTTTGTAACGCATACGTAAAGCAGGAATTTTCTCACCAGAACGAGCATCCTTAGAGCTATCCATAGGAATACACATACCATAACCATTATAGTTAAAGCCATCTGCACCTAATAAAGCTGGGTGATTAAATAGGTCGTAAGTTTTCTTGTGGAAAGTGTAACCACCACGAGAGAACGAGTTGAAACCTAAATTCAACGCCATATCTTTGTTATTAGCGAAAGTACCATAGTTAGCACCACCAGCAGCGTAAGCTCCTTGTGCAGCTAATAAGTCATCAATATCTAAAGATAAGTTAATACCAGCGTAAAGAGCCATTTCTTTTGCACCTCTGTATTTATCTAAAGACTTAACAGCAGCATCAAAGTCAGCCATTGTAATTGCAGAAGAACCAAGATCCATAGATTGACCTTTGTTTTCAATAAACGGTAAAAGACCTTCAGTTAAATAAACTCTATCACCACCATTTCCAGTATCCACTGTTTCAGATCCTGCACCGTTAGGTCCAAGAACACAAGCTAATTCACAGTAGTCTTGGAATCGCTTGTAAGTATCAGCCTCACCTTTTAAGTACCACAAGTAGCCAGAACCATGCTCTGGAGAGTTAACCTTTAGGTAAGTAATATTTGTAGCTTCAGAACCTGTAACTTCAAATGTTTCTTTAATAATCTGAGTGTAATTTTGGTAGTGGTGAACTCTTGGTGTTAATCCATCTGGTTGTGCTTTACCTTCAGCCCAAGCGTTACCTATAATTGCAAACTCAGAAGAAGCTAAAGTAGCTGTCTCAGCTGTACCTACCAACTGAACCATCCATGTTAAATCATTAGTTCTAGACTGAACTAAATACATGTTTCCTCCAGCGTTTTGAATTAAATCACCAACACGTAAAGCTGTATAACCTGCAGCTGTATCATCAGAACTATTAATAGTTAAAGTACCTTGATTACCACTAGCTGCAGCTACATCTGCTGTAAACCCGTTATGAATAAAATCTTCTTCGTAGTGCTCAAACAAGTTGTTTGTACACTCTTTTTTTGCTCCATGTAATTCAAGGAGTCCAGTGATCCCTTGATCACCGTATCGTTTAATTAGCTGCTCATCTACATCACGTGAGTGAATTAAGTTTGCCGAAGTACCGCTATTAACTAAATCAGTAGAACTAACGTAGTTAAATGAAGTGGCTTGACGAACTGCTGACGGAGTTAAATGAGTAGCCGCATTAGAAACTGTTGCCATTTTGTTTTAATTTTAAAAATTTAATTACTTTATTTATTCCATATCTCATTTCTGAGCATATCTAAAGTAGTTCTTTGCTTCTGAGGAGCCTCCTGTTTATCTTGTGTAAACGAAGGGTTCTTAATCTCGTTAATTACGCTTTCTGTTCCTTTACTTCTATACTGATTAGCAACACCCCTAACAATCTTGTCTATATTGTTTAAGATGTACATATCCGTATTCAAAGCGTCAAAGTTCCAGTCACCACTTTCATTAACATACTTATCGAAAAAGTTTTCTAGGTTAGAGTTGTAGCCTTTAATCTCCTGACGAGCATCGTCATCTAGATTATAAACAAACTCTTCACCTTGGTCATTCATAGAAAAAGACAAACCTTCTAGGTCGTTAACTGTCCCTTCCATTTGAGATAACCATTCACCTCTTTCTGCCTCAGATACTCCAGGATCATCTGCCTTAATTGGCATAGCATAATCCTCTTTAATCTGATTAAAGTAGTCTCTAGCAGTTTTAGCGTCCTTAGTAAGTTGAACCTTACCAGCGTTGGTCTCCCTAGAACTATATTCCTCTGAGTCTGTTTTATATGTTGCAGCAATGTAGTCATTTAACTCAGCTTCAGTTAAACTTGGATTTTCTAGCTTAAGATACTCCTTCATTACAGCGTCATCAGACACGTTAGATAAATCAACCGTTTGAGTGTTTAGGTAATCTTGAACTGTACGACCAGTGTTTTTAACATACTCATTAATAACTTGAAGCTGCTCGCTAGCAAAGTCATTGCTTTCTGTTTGTTCACTCGTTGTGTTAAGATCATCATAAGATGTTAATTCTCGCCCAAGCTTCTCGCTAAGGTATTTGAAAACTTGTTCATCACTGATTCCTTGACCCTCTTCTGGTTGACTAGTTTGAGGTTCGTCAACATTAGTAGTTTCCTCAGTATTTAAAGAACTCTCATTTGTCGTCAAATCTACAACGTTTGATTCCTCATGCGTTGCAGATTGATCCTGCTGTTGAACCTCTTCCTGATTTTGGTCAGTTGTCAAATCAACAGTATTATTATTATCTGCTTCAGTGCCGACAACTTCGCCACCGAATGCTTTTGCAAATTGATCTTCTATTCCCATTATCTTAAATTTAATTTATGTTAATTTCGCAAATATAAACTTTTTTACATTAATGTCAAACTATTGAGATACATTTTGTTCCTCACCTAAAGGACCTCTACGATCTTTTCTTTGCTCTATCATTTGAGATTGATTCATAGCAGACTGCTCTTGAACAGCTTTACGAACCTCTCCTTGAATACTAGCAGTACCCTCTTTACCAAGATTACCAAGCTCTATTTCTCTAAGTCTTCTTTGGTGTTGAGCCTGCTCAAACTGCTCCTTTAATTGGAACTCTAATTGCTTAAGCTCCATATCAGCCTGAGCTTTAGCTTGAACACGAGCCTGCTCTATCTGCATTTCTGCCTGCATCTCTTGCTGCTTAAGCTGCGCAGCCTGTTGAGCTGACTGTTGTTGTAACATAGCGTTTTGTTCTGACGCTTGCTGAGCTTGAGCTTGTTGTTCTTTTTGATACTTAGTTCTACGAAGGATTAACATCTGGTTAGCCATCTTAATGTTCTTAATAGAACGAATCATAATAGCGTCCTCAAGCCTAAGCTCTTTCTGAGCTAAAGAGACCTGAATGTTTTGCTCCATCATTTGCTTCTCTTCCTCACTAGGGGCTACATCGAGTGTAATACCAAACTCGTGAATAGATAACTTCTTCATCATATCTATAGAGTGCATAGAAGTATCCCCTATAACGTTAGTATACATCTTATGCAAACCTTTAAAGTTCACTAAGTCTTGCATACGTATAGTAACACTTTGAGACACTCTTCTAGTAACATTAAGATAAGCATCGTTAATATCTCTTGTAGCGTTATTAGACGCTAGTAAAGATAATTTCTGAACACCAACTAAAGCTTCACTAGATGGTTTAGAAGCATCTCTTGCTTCGTTAACACCAGTCACGTCACGAATCATCTGCATATTGTGATTATAAACTCCAATAAGGGTGTTGAAATCACGACCTATACCATTCTCTAATTCCTGTATAGGCATAGCTCCAGTCATCTGACCTTCATCATCTATACGTCTGTAATAGATGTTACCAGTTTGATCGTAGATTTCTTGAAGCTCCATAGGGGTAAACGTTCCACCATCACCTTTAGAAACGTTTTCTAAAGAGCCAATCTCAAACGCTGCACCCTTAGGTCTAGCCTTAGCAAGTACGTGTTGTATTTTAAGGTGCGCTAACTGTATTTGGTCAGCAAAAGGAATCATTCTATCAACTAAAGAACGACTCTTCATCTTGTAAAGGTTTGGTTGATATATAATATAAGACAACCTTGTTTCAGATAAGTTAGACTTAGGTCTAGGCATATCCTTCATCATGCCGTAGTTAAAGACATAATCTGTACCCACAATATACTTTCCTTTATATATAACCTTTACTGTAGAGCCTATGTCCTCTCTTTTTGTTTTAGATTTTTTAGGTTTCTTATAGTTTGATGGTTTTTTATTTACAGAATAACCACCATACTTATTATCTTTCTTCTCGTATTTTAAAGAGTGGCTTGTAATAAACTCAGCGTCTAATATATTAACACTAAACTTATCATAGTCATAAGTCTCGTTACCATTCTCGTAGTAAGCTTGAGTACCATAGTTGGACGGGTTGTTATTCTTCCCAGCATACTCTGAAGCGATCTTAATATAATCCTCTTCACTAAACTCGTCACCAGCTTGTTGCTTTAAATCAGCAATAGTCATAGAGTATATCTCACCTGCGTGACGTATGTTTTTAAAGTCTGGTTTAGCAGAGAAAGAAGTGATAAGATTTACAGGATCTACGTGTCTTATTTTAACACCCTCTGTTTTTGACATTTCTGTTTTAGCAGCACATAAACCTAAAACAACAAGGTCACGAATCATGTGTCGCTTTACCTCGTCATAATCATTAACATCTAAGGTATACTCTATAGCTTTCTCTAAAGCTATCTCAACATTCTGTTTGTAGTTAAGTGCCATAAACATCTCAACCTCTTCAGAACTTTCAGCAACAAATCCTTTAGGGGTTAATGGTAATCCAGTCTCATCTTCAAGTCCTTCTAAGAAATCTTTAGTTAACATATTACCATACATCTCCTTCTTCTTTTGCATCCTCTCGTTGGCAGCAATAGGATCTATAGATTTGGCTTTTACATCATACTCCTGGTTAACCATACCATTAACAATAACGTCAACAAACTTAGGGATAATGGAAACAGGGCTCCAATCTATATTAAGGTAAGAAGAGTCTCCCTGAACGTCAAGTAAATCTTTATACTTACCTACATCTTGGTTACCCTCAGCGTAAGATCTATTACGATTATACCGCATCTTACGATCTCTAAAGTAAACGTCACCGTTGTTGTGCCACTCATAATACATAGTCTTGAAATACTCAAGCCCGTATTCTTTAGTAGCCTTCTCCTCGTTTGTTGCCAAAGGTGATGGGTAACCATTCAACTTATCTTTTTGTTTATTGAATATCATGTCTTTATCTGTTTGCTAAACATTCCCTTATTACTATATCTTTTAACTAAAGGGGATGATACCTTTAATTCTTTTTTTGGTTTTATATACTTTTGTGACGCTAGTAAAGCCAATGATGACGATATACTAGCATCGTACTTTGTTCTATTATCTATCTCAAATCTGCTCCAATCATCTAGTAGCGTGTTAAAAAAACATCTTCCTATCTCTCCTGTATCTGCGTTATAACCGACATGGTCATATATATAAGTAGCTATAGCCTCTGCTTGAGCATTAATTACTGCAGCACCTGATCCAGGTATACCCTTAGTCTTTTGCTTTCCTCTACTCCACTCTGTGTGAGTCATGTCTGGTCTATCCATAAGGTACTCGTAGTATCCTCTATTTTCAAAGTACTTTAGTATCCCGACCTTATTATTCTCCACTAATATCTGACAACCATAGAACACACACATCTTAATCATGTCTTCGTAAAATATTTCTGCCTTAGGTGGTCTATTAATGTACTCACATACAAACTGCATAGACGCATCACTTGACATACTAAACTTATGAAAAACATGAGCAGCAGCATCAGATCTCCTACCATCAGTAGTGGTGTCATGATCATAAGGGTCACAACCTGCAACCAAATCGTTTGACCTTCCAGGAAATTTTTTATTATACCTAGAGGAAACAATATTTTGGTTTTGAGCCTCTGGAACCCAAGTAATCTCCCACTTACCCTTTCTGTGAGGTATCCACATAACCTCGCTATCCTGTACGCCATTCTTCCAAACAAACTCACCCCTTGTTGTAGGAGTGCTATTAACCTCGTTGTAATCCATCTGTTGATAGATTCTTTCGACATCAAATATACAACTTTGTGTGTCATTTCTAAAAGCCTCTTCTACAGTAAATGGAAACTGACGCTTAAACTCTGATAACGCTGTTGTATCGTTCTTTAAAGCCTCTCTTCTATTCTGAATATAATCTCTAGCTCCAGTATCAATAACCATTTCATCAATACCCATTACTGGCTTATCTGGAGTATCTATAACACTATAACCATACTCATCAATAAAGCCCTCTAGATTATCGTAAGCAGGAATAAATAATTTATATAAACCACTTTTAGTCCTACCGTTAAGATCTTTCTCTCCCATATCAGAATCGTAGAATATATCTTTAAACTCTGCACCACCATCCTGCTGCTTGTTAGCAGTAGATCCCATCATACACTTACCTACAACCTTTCTACCTAGTAGTAAACAGGTTTGGGTTACACCCCAATTCTTCTTAATAGAGTTTTGACCTGTCCACTTACCAGCTTCATCATGAACTAGAAGTTTAAGCTTCATTCCATCATAACTATTATCAGCAGTATTCTTCCAATCTATTATAGAGTTTAAAGCCTCAGACTTTTCTATATGTTTCTGATTCTTTGTAATCTTTTTAGCAGGCTCCCTAAATGCGAGCTCTACACGAGGATTACTAGAACCGTCTTGTATAGGTTGAAAAAAGAACGGGTAGTTTCTGTATATACGGACTACCTTGTCAGTAAACATAGTCTTAGCATCAGCTCCTGTTTTAGATAATAATCCAAAATTACTATCGTAAACCTGAGTAGCTAAGTTAACTATCTCACTACTAGCCATATATGAAAAACCACTACGTCTGTTCTTAAGGAAACACATCCCGTAAGAGTTCTTGTCGTTTTTACACGCTTCCCAAAAAATAAAGAACGTTCTGTTGGCATCCCTGTAATCAGGAAAACCAACGTCTATTTTACTCCACTGGATAAACATATAATGAGATCCAGTAATATACGTAGGGACTCCGTTGTTGTAAAACCACAAACCTTCCTCTCTACGTCTAAATTCCTCTTCTATATAGTCTACATAATCTGTAGCATTCTCTCTAGTTAACCCCTTTGGTATATCCTCTCTAGTCCACCTTTGTTGTTTCTTAGGTAGGTTGTGATATAATATATCCTTCTTATATCTAGGTTTTTTAGGTAGAACTATCTTTAAGTTATCAAACTCTAAGACCTCTCCCTCACTACCTTCGGTAAGATATATCTTATCACTTTTTTGCATACCGTTCAGCAAAAGATCCTTTAAAATCTTTTTTCTCTTCTATTAAGGATTCTCCTTCCTTGATTCTATCCTCAAGGTTTTTTATTCCTAAAAGAATTTCTTGACAGTCCTCAAAGCATTCTCTTTTTGCTTTTATAGCTTGTCTTCTTTTAGCGTCATCTTCTTCTATTAAAGGTTTACCTATCTCTTCTATAAGAAGATCTACAGCCCCTTTACTTGCTTCTATTAACTTCTCTAAAGTCTCTAAAGCATAATTTTTATTATTACCCTTCATAGACAGCTAAAACATCAAAGTTACGCATACGAAGAAGTTTCTTTCCATCTATATCCATATCGTACTCAGAGTTCTCACTCCACATTACCCTATCTCCCTCACTAACTCCTTGATCTTTCATCCAGTCATTTAGAATAACTGCCTTTCCATGAAGCTCTACTTCAGAGGCTGAAGTTTCTAAAAATATTCCAGATTCAGACTGCTCTGGATCTTTCATCTCCTGCTCCATAAAGTTCCAAACCCCTACAGGAATATACTCTTCATCTCTCTTAATAAGATATACCTGCTCTGCAAAGGCTTGATATATATTATCTTTATCAGCATGTTTTACAAGGTTTGTATCGGTAGCTATAAAATGGTGAAACCAAACCTTATCACCCTCCTGTATTCCCGTCTCTTTAGTGTCTTGCATTGGTGTCTTATACACCGTACCATATTGTCTCGCTAACTTCATAGGGTCATAAGAGGTATCTCTATACAACTCTTTTCCGTTTAACATTATAGTATCTTCTGTTTCTTTTTCTACCTCTATCCAGTAGACATCTTTAATTGGCTTCATCTTTGATTGTATTTACGTTTACCCTTTACTTAACCTCGTACTCTTCTTCCAGTACCGAAGTGTTATACTCTATAGCTGTTGGTTGAGAGAAAAACCTTTTCCAAGGTCTTGAAAACTCTTCCGTTTCTTTTTTTACGTATACATCGTAAACTACCTGTTGATGCTTATACCATGCTGCCTCATCTTGAATGATGGCTGTAACCTTTAGAGAACCACCCAACATTGTTTGACCCACCTGGTAGGTTAAACCTTGTTTTAAGTCCCCTATTGTTATCTTTCTTATAATAGGGTTTATTGCTTCCATTTAGTTTAATTTAATTTCTACTCGTATAAATCTCTTGACATTTTAACATATCCAATCTGTATACCTTTAGTTGCTGTTGTGTGTGTCTGGACACCTATAAAAGGTAACAGGTCTATATCATCCGTCATAGCTAATGACTTCTCTGTTCTAACAGCCTGAGTTACACCCCCAGGAGTTGTTGCATTAATAACCGTATTATTTAAACCATACTGAACGTTGTTTACAAAAACACTAATCTTTCTATTCTCGTCAAAAACAATACGTAATCTATATACTGTATTAACAGCAACCGCTATACCTAAATCTGTTATGTAATCCGCTCCCCCAACACTATAAACAAAATGTAGGTTAGCGTTTGTAGTTATAGTTCCTAGATCATCGTTTGAGGCGTACAAAAAGTAAGCCTGATTTGCATCTGTAATATAGGTCCCAGTCTCAGTTAACTTTACCCCAGCCCATATTGAAGCATCAGCTATTGAAGCTGCCGTAGATACAGCTGCAGAAAATTCTATTTTATTTTCTGTCCCGAACCCTACAGAAGCCCAAGCTGAAGAGTCATACCCTCCTGGCATTTCAGTAGTAGCATCTCTTGGGGTTAGTATAGTCTTATCATTATCTGTGGCTCCTGTAACTAGTTTTATTCCAGCAAAAGACGTGTGTCTACCAGTATTATCAGATGCCTGAACCCCTCCAGTATCAGTACCACCTAAAACAAAGTTTTGATTAGGGGTTATATATGGATCTATTATAAAAAATAACTTAAAAGTTTGAGAAGCAACGTCAGTACCATTAGTACCAAGACGTATCTTGCAAGATCCATCAGCAACATCATGAACAAGGATATTTATCATAGCGTTATCAGCTATAGTCCCCCCGTCCTGTAAGTTAACTAAAACTTGAGATGTTGTTCCGTATATAAAATCATTATTGAAGGTAAACTCTACAGTGTCTGTTGCAGCTAAATCTACAGCTTGCATAGTAATAATACCATACTTAGAGTTTAAAGTTACAGCTGTTGTAGCACTAGATGATTGAGTTATAACAGCATCTGTTGCCCCTAAACTAGGAAGCTTTTCAAACATTTCTATAAGCTCAAATCTATCATCAGACTGAGACAGAGTACCACTAATGTTAAGGTTACCCCCTTTATCTAATTTCATAACCTCTGACCCTGAGGTTGCAAAGCTCATAGAGTCGTTAGCGTGATCATAAAATATTCTACCAACATCGTTATCACTTGCATCTCCAAAGTAAATATTACCTGAAGCTGAAGATCCCGACAGTATAGATAAACCTGAGTCTCCAGAGTTTTCTAATATCAACTGATTAGCAAAAGAACTAGCGGTTACAGATCCAGCACTAACTGACATTACGTGAAGTAAACCATCAGGTTGAGTACCACCTGTACCAATACCTACTTTTAAAAACTCAGCTCTATCTGTTGAAAGATTCATAGCAGTAGAACCACCCTTACCTGTTTCAACACCTTTAAGATTTGAATCTAATACTTCAGAACTTGTTTGAAGTATATTTTGATATGTCTTCGATATAGATTTACCTTTTAATGAACCCATTTTACTTTTTCTTTATTTTCTCTATAGACCTACCTGCGAAGTAAGCCCCATATACTGTTATTAATAACGTTTGATAAATAGGAATATAACTCTCTTGAATCACAAAACCTCCTACATTCCCGTCAAATACTGACAAAACTACAAAAATTGCAGTTAAAAATATACATATTAGAGGTCTAATGTTTTTACTAAGCCAGTTATCTGACTTCATATCAGCCTCCCAACGTCTTGTAACTTGCTCTTGAGCTTGGCTTTCTGCCTTCATTAGGATTTCTTCCATAGCTCTTTTAGCGGCCATCTTTTCATCCTTAGATGTTGTTAGACTATCTAAAACATCTCCGACTTGTTTTACAACTCCACCACCTAATATGTCTAATAACTTACTCACTATATTGTAGCTATATCTGGAGCAAACCTATACTTAGTATCTCCATCTTCATCCTTATAAGCTTCTAAAACGTCTTTTCTATTCTCATTTTCCTTAAGGGATACGTGTATCCAAGAAAAATCAAACTCGTTAATCATTTGATCGAACTCTAAGCCAGACTTTAAAATCCAGTAATAAATTTCTTTATTACACATCTGGCCATCCTTCCAAAACTGGAGGTCTAAAGCTTCACCTTTACAATGTTGGCTTTTATTACTCCCACCAATTGAACGATTAAGTTGCGGGCTGCGATAACCACTAGTGATCCGAATAGGGCCAAGCTCGTTACGCATAGGTTGTATAAGATTAGATATAAGCCTTTGCATGCTCTCCAAATGTTTCTTTGTTGGCTCATTACTTATACCTAATCTTTTCGCTGTATTACTTCGAGTTATTTCTGATAATACAAAATTCTTACTTAATCTCATTTTAATCTATTAATTTTGTTATAATACCGTCAGATGCTACATACCACCCTGTATCTGGTTTACTGTATACTCTATTCCCTAACTGATTATAAAACATTGTAGGGTTAAAACTCAAATCTTCCAAGTAATAGATAGGCTTTTTAAGATCTGAATTAGAGCAACCTACATTTACCTCTTTATATTTATTGTTTTTAACTAAACCTTTCTTAGGGTAAAAGTCATAGACCTCATCACCTATAAATAAAAAACTATCACTCCATCCGTCTCCATAACTATCTTCCATTACTACCCGATAATTTTCAGGTAAACTCATACTCGCCATAAATGAAGCTCCGCCTTCAACTAATACTTCCCCACTACATTTTGCGATTTTCCACGAAACCTCTTCAGGATCGTTGCCGTCTAAACATTTTATAAATGTAGAGGTTGTTTGTGCGTTAGCCTTACTTATACTAACAATGAATAAAAATACAACTGCCAAACATAAAACAATTACCTGTACTTTACTTAAACTTTCTTTTTTCATGACTTTAATTTATTTAGATTTAACTTGATTTACTTAATTTAAAAAGCTTCCATTATTATTTCATCAAGAGACTCTTGGACCTCTTTCCTGGTAGCCTCCATAGTCATCATAATGTTTGCTTGAAATCTTTTTGATTCTTCGTTGTTATTAAAAACAACTAGTGTAGGTACAACTACAATCTTATATTCTTTTGACCACCTTGCGTCTGCAGTTATATCTATTCTTTGCGTTTCACAATCTGTAAGCTTAGATAACCACTCTACTTCGTTGGACTTATTAAAGCTAGCGTTAAACTCTACAACGACTAATCCATCTGGAAAATCTTGAGATATAGCGGTAGTAGAGATAAGAAGTAAGAATAATAACTTTTTCATAAGATTATTTTAGTTGATCAATCTTATCCTCCATCCTCAGCATTTGTGTTTTTATTTCTTTAACATCATCTTGAGTAGTCATAATAGTTTGACGAATCAATTGATCTTTCATATCATACTCCATTCGAGTAATCTCTGGATCTGGAGGCATTGGTAACTCCTTTGCCTCTGTTATATCTGCCTGTAGAGTAAACCACATACCAACTAAAGTAAATATTAATACAGCTATACCAGCTAGGGTTTTTATACTTAGCTTTAGAGTAGTATCTTCATTTAATTCTTTTGCCATCTTTAAAATATTACGTAATTAAGACCAACACTAAAGTTGTGCCACTTTCTATTCCAGTACTTATTGTACTTACCCTCCACAAATATACCAAAACTTTTATTAAATCTGTAACCATAAATTAAACCAACAGAATAATCCATCCATTGACCATTATTAAACTTATGGTAAGAGTATAAATTATCAGTGTCTATATGGTACGGCATAACATTTCCCCAAGTGTGAAACCAGAAATCTTTTGTAAAATGATAATAGTCTAATCCCATTACAAAAGAATACTCTACAATGTTTGATAAAGCATTTCTTTGTTTTTCTACATAATTATTTATAACTTGTGGTATAACAACCTCCTCCCATACAGCTTGACTGTTTGCTACGAGGTCTCCTTCTGGAGAGAAATACTCACCATCTAAGGATATAGAATACCCTTCTTGAAGGGCTAAATAAGTATAATGCAGGGTTCCGTTATCTAGAACCCAATCCTCTAAAGGATTAAATCCGTAAGGTTCGGCAAGCCTTTGAACGGCCCCCCAGTTTAAAGATAACTTGCCATCCCTTACTTTTAACCTATATCTTTGTGACGCTTCAAAGTATTTAATATCAGCGAATCCATCCTCAAGGTATGCTACCTTAGCTACCCAGCTATCTGCAACATATCTTATAAAGTGATTTTGGTTTACATAGTTAACGCCCAACCGTCTCACGAAGTCAGCCTCAAATAAATATTCAAAGCCGTCCAACCGACCTAATGTTGCTGCGTCTGAGTACGAGTTCTCAGTACCGTTGTAGAATGTATTCGCTCTATTCTCGTATCCAAATCTTTTTATCTTTCTAATACCTAGAGAGAAAGTATAATCAAACGGTGTCTCTATAACTTCTTCATCTAAAGTACCTGACGTTACAGACCAAACCTGATCGTCAGATAAGGATGTACCACCATTTACTGCTGCGTAAAATGTAGAGTACTTAAATATACTTTTAACGCCTTGTGCGTTTCCTAAAAAAGGAATTAGCAATAATATTAATAGTATCCTTTTCATTGCTTGATTATTTTCTTATTAATAACCTCACCTCTGTACTCTATATTTAATATATATGTTCCATTAGATAGTTGAGATATATTTATTTTGCTCTCTGTTGTAGATAAAATTAAGTTCCCTAAAAGGTCAAACAAGTTAACCTTTACGTTTTCTCTACTAGAGATATTTAAGATATTCTCTGTAGGGTTAGGGTATATAATTATAGCGTTATTCTCTAATAACTCCTCCGTATTGAGATCGCTATCCTCTGAACAGCTCCAGTATAACTCTTGACATTTAATATCCCACTCGTTATTACAGCAATAAGGATCCACCATTATTACCCAGGCATAACACGTGTCGTTTAACCAGAAAGGATCTCCAGGATCTCCTACACACCCCGCATCATATAAACAACTTCCATCATCTGTATTATATATAGCGTCATAATTAAACGCCAAAGGATCCATGCAACCTTCTAAAACATCTATACAGCTTTCGTTATCTGTGTTAGCTAAAGGGTCGTAATTAAAAGAAGTTGAATCTGTACATCCATAAACTATGTCAATACAAGAAAAGTCTTCTGTGTTAGCTTCTGCGTTATAATTAAAAGCGTTTGGATCAGTGCAACCAGGTGTTACTGGGATACATGATTCGTTATCTGTATTGGCTACGGGGTCGTAGTTAAATGCAGTTGGATCAGTACAGCCAAATATAAAAGGAATACAGTTATCGCTTTCTGTATTTGCTTGTTCATTATAGTTATACATTGATGGGTCCATGCATCCTATTACAACGGGGATGCAACTACCGTCATTAACGTTAGCATCTACCTCAAAATTAAAAGCAAAAGGATCTGTACACCCTGGAATAGGATATATACAGTTATCGTTATTTACATTAGCGGTACTATCGTAGTTAAGAGCTAGCTCGTCAGTACAACCAAAGTATAAGCAAGACTCGTCTGCTGTATTTGCGTCTACGTTGTAGTTCCAAGCTAGGTTATCCATGCAACCTACTATTACAGCTACACAACTACCGTCATCAGTATTAGCAATATCATCATAGTTAAACGCAAAAGGTGAAGTACAACCTTCTATAATTTCTATACAGCTATCGTCAGATGTATTAGCTTCAGGGTTATAATTCAAAGATTCTTCAATTAAACAACCATATACTGATGGAATACAATAGTCTCCACAGTAAGGCATAGCACTGTATACGTGCCAGAATGGTGGTTCAAATGGTTGTAAAGCACCGTTACCATTGTTTGAAAAGGGAAAGACTCCACCTTGTAAGGTTATAATATCATCTGCATTTATTAATTCAAAAGAATTATGCATTGTTTGAAACTCAACCTCTGCTTGTGGTTGCTGTAAACCTCCAACTTCAAAATAATATACGTTGACAGCTTTATCTGTTTCTAACTGTATACTAAACTCTTGGTAGTAATACCCAGGACCCATAGTATATATTCCTACAATACTGTCTTCTTGCGTAACAACTAAATAGGATTCTCCCCAGCCATCAGCTGCAGCATCTCCTATTGTCAAGGTATAATCACAAGTAGGGATTATTTCGTTTAACGTAGCCTCTGGATTATAATTAAATGATGTCCAGTTTAAACAACCTAGCGTGTGTAGATTCTCACAGCTACCATCATCAACTTGAGCAGAAGGATTAAACTCTAAATAGCTATTATCTGTGCATCCATAAACGATAGGTATATCACAGTGCTCTATCCATATAGGACCAGAATAAGCGGCACTTCCAAAATTAGGATCGGGAAGTTCCCAAATAACATCAGGACTACCACAAGGCTCTAAATCAGCTAGTATAACAAAGTTACCATCTGTTCCTCCCCACAACGAACCAGCTATACCGTCACCGTATGTATCGCTTAATATAAGTTCAACACCTGTTTCAGGAACACAGAACTGATAAGGTATTGTAGTGTTTGATTGTTCGTAAGAGTACTCGCCTGCTGTCACGCTAGCTATAGGTTGACCGTTAGATATATCTGTAAGTATCCACCCTGTTTCACTAGGGTATTGGTCTAATGTGATTTCAAAAAGCATTTTAGCTTCTCCGTCATCGCAAGCTACGTTAGCACAACCACCATTATCTATCTCTGCTAAAGGGTTATAGTTAACTGCTTCGGGGTCTGTACAACCATACACACCCTCCTCTAAAGGTGCTTCACAGTCGCCTCCATCATAATTAAACTCTTCGCAATCAAAAAAAATAAGGTTCCCATTCCAAGAATAAGAACCGTCATCGCAGTATCCATCACCCACCCAATTTTCAGGAGATGGTGTCCCATTGCAATCTACAAATAAACTGTCTTGAGGGAATGCGTTAATAGTAATAAATACTAGTAAGTAAAATAGTTTTCTCATTTTTTGGCAAACTTTTCCACTCCAGATATTCCAAAGCAGCCAAGTACTACCCAAACAAAGGAGTCGTATACAAATTCGTTTATTACTAGGTCTGTTCCAACCCATCCTGTTAAGAGGTCAGCTATCATTATAAGGCACATTATAGTAAACGCTATAAACCCTACGATAGCTTTCTCGTTCCAGTTATTGTTATCCTTAAAAATTTCCATAATTAAGCACACTCAAACCCAAAGATTAGGGTTATTGGATTGATATTATATAAATCTTTATTTACAGCACTAACATTAGCACAGTTCGCTGTTAGTACAAGATTTGTAGCATCTGTTACACTTGAAATAGTGCCTATAAGTTGATCATCCTCATCATGCAAAACATCTCCAGCAGCAAAATTAATTAACGCAGAGGTAGTTTTAACTACAACAGCAGTTGTATTGGTAGCTGTTTCTGTGCCAACTTGAACTGTACTTTGAAAATCAAAAGCACCATTTGCAATACCACCAACATATATAGACTCACCGCTATCTGCAGCCACAACTAGATCTGGCTTTGCAGAAGAACTATTTGTTACTGCGAATGTATCTAGCCCATCGCCATAGTCGGTAGCAAGAATTTTATGCCCCCCTATTATATTATTACTAGGATACATTGATGCTGTAGCATTTTCTGTTCCTAAAGAATTTTCAGAACTTGATTTAGAAAAAACTAAATCCATAGGAAACTCTTGTCTAGCACCGTTTGTACCCCTAACTACAGCGGTAATTGATATTAACCTACTAGCTCCTCTATCTACAGGAACTTCTGTCCATGGAAATAACACATCTCCATCTCCATAAGCTACAGCTAACTTAGAAGCTGTCATTGTAGGTTTAACTGTTACTGAATAAAATTTTCTTCCAGCCATTATTTTTTATTTTAATATTTTTATTTTATACGCAAATGTAAGGATAATTTTTTAATTATAATAAAATTATTATCTTTGACCTAATTTAATCTAAGCTAATGAGGAATTACCTGAAGTATCTCAGTGATACCATGTACTCCTTCCAAAGGAAATACGATCTTACGGACAATCAGATGAGGTTCCTCCTTTTCATAAATGACGAGAAGGGGTCCTTCACCAAAAGGTTTATAAGAGAGAGTATGTACGTTAGCAAAAATTTCAACGACAGAATGTTTCCTGAGTTAGTTAAAAGAGATTACGTATTTGTATTTGAGAAACGAGCTTGGAACTCTAATCTACCTAATCAGTATAGGGTTACAAGTAAGACTCGTAGATTAATTAATAAATTTTATAACGTCCTAGAAGGGCAAGAAGAAATATAAAATGGCAAAAGCTAAAAAAAGAAGTACTACTAAGAGTCGAGCAAAAGCTAGATTTAAAACCCTTAAAAAATCAGGGGAGATTGGTGACGTTAAAGAATTAATATCTGAAGGTGGGTTTGAAGGTGTTAAAGGAACTGGCCGAAAAGGAAGGGTTAAACGAAGAGATGTTAAGGCTGCTCTTTTATCTGACGAGCAAAGACAATACTTTGAAAGAAGAGATAAAGAACAAGAAAGTAGAGACAAAGAGGCTGCTGTGAAAAAAGCTGCTGAAGCTCAAGTAAAGCCCAGAGTAGTTAAAAAAACCAAAGTAGCTAAAGTTGAAGTGCAAGACCCCGCTAAGCAAAAGAAAATGAAAGAGCTAGAAAAAGCTGCTATAAGAGGGAATAAGAATAAAGCTGCAAGAGAGGCTGCTAAGAAGGGTGAGATTTATATAGTTATAAATCCTGACGGAACAAAGTCAAGAGTAATAAAGGGAGACGAAAAAGTTAAGAGACAAAAATCTAATGTCCTCAAATATGGGGGTAAAGTAAAGGCTATTAAAAAAGGAAAATAAATCTAAATGAAATCACCAAAGGTAAAAGGTATAGGTGAAGTAGTCACCGAATATGGTGCTAAGGTGATGAAGGTTATAAAGAAAGGGCTACTAGGACGTAGCCTTTTCGATTTTTACGGGGATATAAAAGCCCAAACCTTCAGGACTAAAGAGTCAGCATCAGTTCCAAACACTCCAACAGATGGAGCTGGAGGTATTATATATACTAAAAGTGCAGATGGTAAACTCTACTACAAGAGTAACGAGGTTGCAGAGGTAGAGCTTAGTGCTGCAGACTCAACCTTAACTCAAGAACAGGTAGAAGATTTTGCAGGAGCATTAATTGCTACTGGAGGTACTAAGACAGGTATCTCTGTAACGTACCAAGACGGAACAGGGGATATAGACTTTGTTGTTGATCATGATGCTGCCACAAACTTTGTAGCTAATGAGCATATAGATTGGACAGGAGCTAGTGCTGGTACTATACACGCTACTAATTATACAAACACAACATATTCTGAGGCTACAAGCTCTGCAGAAGGGCTTATGTCTACTGCACATCACGATAAATTAGACGGAATAGAGGCAGGTGCTACTGCTGATCAAACTCAAGCTGATATTAATGGTCTTGCTATAACAACTGTTGGTACTGTAGATACAGGGACATGGCAGGGTACTGCTATTGCTAGTGCTTACTTAGATGCAGATACTGCACATTTAAGTGGGACTCAAGCTTTCACTGGCAAAAAGACTATTAATATTAGAGCTTTTGATACTACAGACTCTTCAACAGATGGAGATGCTATAGGTGACATTGTATATATAGGAGCTGGTATGCTAACAGCGGGTAAAATATATTATCTAAGAAGCAACGAGCAATGGAATGAGACAAACGCAGGTGCTTCTGGTACGTCAACAGGGTTAATAGGTGTAGCTTGTGGGACTGGAGCCGCAGGTACGGTTGGAGTGCTTTTAAGGGGTATGGTTACGCTATCTGAGGAGATAGGTGGAACTGAAGCTGTTGGTAGTAAATTATATTTAGATACAACTGCAGCAACAGCAACAATAACAGCACCTTCAGCTAGTGGAGATATAGTTAGAGTGATTGGTTATGCGTTATCTACGAGTGAGCAAATATGGTTTAACCCGTCTGGAAGTTGGGTAGAAATAGCATAATATGCCAACAGTAATAATTAGACCGTCATCAACAACATCTCAAACGGGATGGGTTGCAGATCCAATAGGAACTGCTGCTGATAATAACACGTCTACAGGAGTTGTACAAAACAATTCAACCTGCAACTGGACAGCAGTATTGGCAGATCTAGATTCAGGGCTCAGTGGTGCCACGATAAATAGCTTTACAATATCAGCAAACGCAAAAGCTGGTAGAGCTGGAGCTTGTAATGCGTGGCTATCTTTAGTTCATAATTCTGATGGTGCATTTGCTGCTGAAGTAGAGGCTTGGACTGGTACTCAAGGTACGAGAACAACTACTGCTAGAACTACTCAACAAGATGGTTCGTCAGCTTTGACTTACGCATATATAAATGATTGTAGTGTTAAAATAGACCCAAACAATCAAGGTATGACGTTATACGAGTTATTTGTAACAGTAGATTACACCCCTGGAGGGTATGGAAATGACGTAATAGGTGTTGCCTCTGCTAATATTGGGAAAGTAAACGGAGTAGCTACAGCAGATATTGATAAAGTAATAGGAGTCTAAAATAATTTTTATATATTTGCAGAACACTTAATTTAAAACGAAAATGGCAACAGTAACATCTAAATTAACACTAACAAGTTCAGACTTAACATCGCAATCGTTAAGCCTATCTTTAACTAAGTCTATAACGGCATCTCATACAACAGGTTTGGCAAGAGCTGCAGTTACATCGACTGCTAAAGGAACAGCATCTGGACAGGTCACACTATATACCGCAGATGATTATGCAGCGATAGCTTACTTGTTTGTTAAAAATACAAACACTACAGCGGCAAATAAAATATACATATACGATGATACCTCAACTGGAGATCCTATATGGATGCAACTCCAGGGTGGAGAGTTCGCTTTTATCCCTATGCATGGAGATAAAACTTTAAAGGCTTACTCACCAGGTGGTAGTAACCCAATTGTAGAGTGGATGGTATTTGGAACTGATCAATAAGATCACTCCTTTTTCCTGGCCTTATTCTGTGCGTCCTTACACCCCTCACATCGACAACCGTTTCTATACGCTGTCGTTGAGGGGCAAGGCTTAGCAGTACCTGCCCTAGCAGCTCTATAGTTACAACTCTTGTGAGAGAAGGCTATATTGTCTATATCAAAAAATAACCCCTTAGGATCTTCTGAATGAAGCCAAGGGGTTTTATGTTCTACAGTAAAATCATCACACGATTCTATCTCCGCACCACACTGAAAACACCAGTGCATACCTAATCTCTTCGTAAACTCAAATAACAAATCTTTCTTTAACCTGTTTGACGCAGTACCAGGATCCATTCCTAGCTGTCTTTTCTTTTCTTGCTTTACTCCCAAAACTAAAAGGTCTCTTCAGTTAAATCCGTAACATTTAAATCTAATACTTTACCCAACATAGATTGAATTACTATTACGTAGTGAGAGTTACCTATATAAAAACCAGAGGCCATTATAAAATAATCTTCGTTTTTAGGATCTATACTACCGCACAAGTTCTCAAACATAGATTTTGATTTTTTGCAATTTATAAAATTTTTTTGAGAAAGGAAAAGGGTGGGGGTTATATATATATACTAGACACACAATCCCAAGACCGAAACCCAAATCTCCAAAGGGGGTGGTCTGAACCAAATCGTATGCACTGAATACAAATGTCGTTTTCTATTTACGCACCTATACACTAACTATCTCTATCTAATGTATCCATACGTACATAGGTGTGCAGATATGCTCTCACATAGCCCCTAATGAAGCGAGAGAGTGTAATTCCCTACCACTATATAGGGAGAGTAGTAGGGATATAGGGCATAATATCCCACATTCCACCACTATTCCCCACACCACACAATTATCTGTCAAAAAAGTTTACCCTTTCAATCCCTTGCTATCAGTACATTCTTTGAAATACTTTGTAAAAAAACTTGACACGTATTATTATTTTTCCTTATCTTTGTTCCCAACAATGATTCAGTATCGTTGTTCGTTCTTTAACATACTTATTCAGATACAGCGTTCAGCGTAGGAGTAAGCAACGTGCTTAGGCATTGCAGTAAGGCTTACATATAATCCTTAGAATAGCATCTGACTATCAAGTCTCTTTCGAGAGTGTTGAGATAGCCAAGTATAATAGACCTTTAGCTTGATTGAAGGTCGTAAGTCTTAGTAACGATACATAGCAGTAGCATTGCCTACCTAAGTGTATCAGAGCAATAATTCAATCAGCGTTTGTAAGCATCGAATAGCTTGACGGAAACCACTGCCGATAACCAAGTGGGCTTGGACAGACCAATAGGCTGTCATCAAGTTAGGTAAAGCACCATAGGGGATGTAAGAAATCCGTACCGATTAATATGGGAAGTCTATCAGAGGGGATACCGATGATATGTACTGAGTAATGTAGCAGTACGTTGATAGGTATGAGAGTAAGTGACAGATACTCTGAAGCAAGATAGACAACACGCATTTGTGTGTTAATGCGTGACGAATGACAACACACAATCCTTTTGATTTGATGGGACAATGTAAGGGTTACTCGCAGTAACTTAATATGGTGGTGCTTGAGCCAACCTTACGTTTTTCCTTTAATGCTACCGATGGTCGTTGCAAGTCGACATAAAAGCAGAGCAGAGGAAACAAATCAACTAAATTAGAAACTATGAACAAGAAAGAAATCGTAACAATGAAGTTTAATACTGAAGAAATTAACTTACTATCTCAAGCAGTAGAATTATTATATAACAGAACTATTGGAGAGATGATGTTCGAGACTGAAAATGATTTAAGAGAATTACTTAACAAGATAAATAAGCATCCACGCAACTAAGATTGGTATCTTGATAAGGCATCAAGAGGTCTTGGGGATGAACAGAGATGGACAATAGGTAGGCTGAAATCTGATACCATACAATCATTAAAGGCAAAGCCTGATTGGTATGGTTAGATATAATGCGAAAGTAAGCAACCTATTGTTCCCACTCTTTACATTAAGCTAATAACTAGAAACTATGGAAACAACAGATGATAAAATCGTATTGCTAGACTACACAAATGGAGATGTAGTCGTACTAGAAAACCTACCAACAAGAGAGTACATTGTAGAGTTTCACGATGGAGATTGGGAAGATTGGTTATACACCATACAAGATGAGAGAGAGAATATTCCTCGTATAAAAGATTGCGAATGGATGCACACTACTAAGTACGGAATAGAAACCATAAAACTATAAGCTATGGGACAACACACTACAATAGGCTACCTACAATCTAAGATGATTCGTATGCCACTAAACCTAAACACGAATTGGAACGAGGACATCAACTCGTTATCATCTGTGCAAGAGATTATAGACTATATTGACCTTTTTGGTACGACAGATGAACATTGGAGATTGCTTCACGCTATCAGAGTTATAGAAGAGATGAATGATACAGATAACCTATTAAACGACTAAGGCTATGAAAGCAACAGACAGAATACTATACGCTAGACAATGCGATATTACAGGAGAAGGTATGAACGAAGGCTACTGCATACAAGATGGACTAATGTACATCAAGTACGAGAAAGATATGATTAAACACCTTAGAGAGTTCGATGAAGAATTATCTTTAAGAACTCCTTTAGATGAAGAACTCTTAAGCGTATACTATAATGATGACTACTACTACTGGACAGAGTGGGAATGTGAGGATGACTTGCAGTATGAAGAGGTAAACGGAAAACTAATTGAAATAGAAGATTAACACTATGAAAACACTAGAAAAGAAATTTAGTAAGGTACGCTACGTAGGGTGGGAGACCTCAATGTCCCCTATCGTAGAACGTGAGAAGAAAACAATGCAGTATAGCGTTGGATGGGACAAAGACAATCAGCGTGGCTGGTTTGAAATGTACGATAAAGAAAGTGGTGGAGAAGATTACTACGCTGAAGGGGGACTTGACTTTACAGGTACAACATTAGATGGGTACGATGGAGTATTCTCATTAGATGAAGAGGTCGTTAATTGCCTTGAAGATTGGGGTGCTGATGTTAAACAAATGAGAGAAGATTTAGAACTATGAAACAACAATGGCTAACTAACCATACGGAAATTCTACTACCTGACTATCAGGTGGTGGAAATTCCACTATCATCAATCCGATCGGAACTCCTTACAGAGTTTTGTGGATACGAAACCTTATTAGAAAACCTTTTAGACAACTTAAACTAAGGGTTATGAAAGATAAAGAATTGCTTGAGAAAATTAAAAAGATGAGAGAGTTTATTGAAGATAATAACCTTTCAGATGAAGAAACATTTCAATCAACAGATATACCTAAAGATGAGAATGGGTTTATCGACTTTAATAAAATAGAACATTAAACTAAACAACCAATACTATGGAAAACAAAAGGTTTATTATCAATATTCCTTATTACGCTGAGGATGTTTCAGAGGTAAGAGAGGTAGTAAAAAAATTAGCTGAGGTTATTGATGTACCATACGCAAGTATTCACACTCAATGTAGCTCAGATGATTACAAGACAATTTTTGTAGAAAGTGTGGAAACCGAAATCTCAGGATTACTTGGAGATTTCCTAAAAACAAAACAATAATACTATGAAAGCAAAACAAATGGAAAACTATCTTCTTGAAACCTATGGTAAGGTAGTACACGATATGGACAATATGGAATACGCTTGTTCAGAACTTGCAAACCTACACGATATAAAAGCAGAAGACATCTTCTTCTTTATGGTGGAGAATAGACCACTACCTATAAGTAGTGGGATAATCTCTCATAACTATGGGTTTAACACGAGAGAGGGTAGAGCCTTGAAACAGCAATTTGAAAAATACTATTACGAAGTATAGTATCTATTACCAATAGGATATAGTATGGGCTTGATAAAATTCTATTGTAACCTTTGCCGAACAACTTGTATTCCTCTAGTAAGTAGCAATCGTTATTGCGAACACAACACCAATCTCAGACCTCATAATTTGTAGTCATACTCCATTGATGTTGTTTATCGCAGAGAGATTATTTAAAAATTTAAAAGAGGATTATGTAATCGAACTGCTATTACATAGGAAGGCGAAGTTACAAGAAATATTTTATAAAGTCAAGGAATTTAAAAAAAATAACAATAGAAAACCGCTAAAAGAAATTAAAGATGGAAAAGAGAACAAGAATTTGGAACGAGACAAGTCGTACAAAAGCAGATTTAGATTTTATGACTGAAGTAGAAAAACAAGATGCTTATGCAGATAGCTTTTATAATTGGATAAGCGAGTGTAGAGGTCAGTGTGGGCATCACGTTCACGTAGGGGAATTTATGGATACACAAGATGGTATCTGTCCTAATTGTAAAACAGAACACGAAACCTTTATGCCACTATTCTATGGTGCGACAATGGGTAGAGTAGTATTTAAAAAGAAATCAACTAACCAATAAAAAAACTAAACATTATGGCAAACATGAACTACTGCAGATTTGAGAATACTCTTGAAGATTTATTAGACTGCAACGAAGCGTTAAACAATATCTATGAGGAGATTCAAGATATGAGTGCAGACGAGAAAGAATCATTAATCTACTTAATAAAACTATGTAAAGAGATTACTGATAATCACGACATAGAAGATATACAAGAACTAATAGACCAAAACGAAGATGAAGATAACTAAAGAAACTATGGAAGATTACAACTATTTAAATATAGATGAAGTTTTGTATCTACAAATGATTATACAACAGAACTTGCATAATGAAGAAATAAAAGAAGATGATGAAGTATACAGAAGTATGATTATAAAACTAAACAATAAATTAAGTAGAATTAAAAATGAATTAAATAACGAAGATGGAAATAACTGATGAAATTATACACCGACTAGAATGGTACGATATGGGGGATGGGATAGAGTTTGAGATGTGGATAGACCCCAAGACAGAGATACTATATAGAGTTCCGATCGAAATTGTGCGGGACTTTAATAACGCTGAAGAAAACTAAAAACTATGAACACATCAACAACACTTATTTATAGGGAGAACTACGAGGTAGTAGTGGATGCCTACATTACAGAGGAAGACTTAGAGATTTCTAATATCACTTACCATTGCAACAAGTCTGCTCAAGCAATAGACATTACAGACTTTCTGTATGACTTTCTAGATACTGCATCTATAAACGATATGGAACAGAAAATAATTGATAACTCAAGAGACTAACACTATGAAAGATAACAAACTAATAGCAGAATTTATGGAGATGACTTATTATATCCCTAATGATGATTCATTGATGGTAGAGAAAGCACCAATAGGTGTATTAGTTACGCCAACTAAATCATTAGAATATCACACCTCTTGGGATTGGCTTATACCAGTAATAAAAAAATGTAGAACAACAGAGGTTGATAAAAATCGTGAAATAGGAAAACAAAGGCTTATAGATAATATAAACTTTACATTTTTTACTTTAGACTTGCTTGGGACTTATAACAACATTATTGAGTTTATAAAGTGGTACGAAAGAAAACCTATTGTAACTACTTTTTAAGTAGAATTTATTAAAAATCAAAACAATTAAAAACTATGGGAAAGATGAAAGAACTATTTACCTCTATGAGAGAGGGAATAATGGAAGGTATCAGTATCGAGAAACAAATGGCTCGAAGAATGGCTGATGAGCAGTATAGATACTCTATCTATAAGAAAGAAAATACAACTAAACACGTAACAAATACAACTAAAAATGGAAAAGACAAATAAACTTATAGCAGAATTTATGGGGGTTGATGAAGTTGATATTGATTGTGCTATCGAAGAGTATGGTCAATTAAAATACCACACCTCTTGGGATTGGCTTATGCCAGTAGCCGAAAAATGCTTAACCTCAGATGAAAATACAGATGGTCAGCATTATTTTATAAACGATGCACTACTAACTTGCAATATAGAGGTAGTTTACGATAGGGTGGTAGAATTTATTAAAGATTATAACCAAAACAATACAGAATATAAGACTTGCGATAAATGTTCTTACGATAACCTTGATGATAATGGGGATGTATTAGAACACTATTGCGAAGATGATGAATTAAATACACCAAACAATTAAAAATTATGGGATACAGAAGCGAGGTACATATAGCAGTACCAAAAAAAGATGAAGTAGAGTTAGATGCTATTATGAACGAACACGATTTACTTGAGGGAGATTACCCTGCCTTTACTAAAGAGGATTACACACAGAGGTGGAATAAGTATAACGATAATAATGAGATGATCGAGGAGACAACAAAGTTTGTCATCTATTATGGTGGACACCTCAAATGGTACGAGGGGTACAAGGATGTAGATGCAGTAACCTCTTTTATAATGGATAAAATCTACGATTGTTGTGATGACAATAATGGAGAGGGTGGTAGAACTATGGTATGTGTAGGAGAGGACAACGCTATACATTCAGAGGTAGGAGACTACTACGAGATATTTAATATTAATATGGTTGTAGAATTACAATAACCTTAAATTTAAAACAATGAGAAGTAAAGAACACCAACAATTTTTGATTGACCAATACAATCGAAACAGACCTATCGAAAAGCACGTTAAAGATATGGCTGAACTTAACAGAGCCTTACTAACTAATGATATAAAGCATTTCGGTATGCGTAGCGTTACAATAACTGAACGCAGAGTATATCATAAGGTAGCTAAGATAACAATTGAAATACCTAAAGATATACCGCTAGAAGATACTGATGAGTGGCTATGGGGTAATGATGCTTGGGAACAAGCCTTAGATAATGAGTTTAATCATGCTGAACTTGAATATGGAACAGGGGTTGAGGAAGTACCTAATATGAATGAGCCTGAAGCAAATAGAGAAACAAGGTACGATGTTAATAACGAAAACTATGGGGGACATTTATAATGGCTAAGATATTTATAGATAACTCACGCTATATGGAATTTATAGATGAGATAGCAACGCAGATTACCATACAGAGATTTGGAGAGGATACTTACGCACCCTCATCAGAGGTTGGTCAAGAGCATGTAATGATGTTTCAGGAGGATGCTCAAGACTTTTATAACGAGCAGTATGATTGGGTGGAAACAATGCTTATCAACACCTTAAACATACATAGTAATAACGAACTAATAAACGATAATTAATATGGCACTATACGAAGTGGAAATAAAATGGTGGGACGATCTTTACACCGAAACAAAGATTGTCTCTACAAGTCCAGCATCTGTAGATGATGATACTATCTTCTACACATTTGAAAACGAGGATGAGATAGAATCATTTACCCTTGAAGATCCGATAGGAGAATTTCAAGTCCTTTCATATACTAAACTTTAAAGGGATGATAGTGGATTTCACAAAACACCAATGGGTACATCAAGGAAATATTAATAAAGTAAAGAAACTAATTATGGATGTAGAAGAATTTCAAAGAGTTAGAATAGAAGCTATGGAGAAGAAAATTAAAGACCTAGAGTTAACTATAGACCTAGATAGAGAAATGTATAGAAGCATTATAACAGAGCTAGAAGTAGAACTAGATAAATTTAAAGAAGATGAGTAATCAAGTGAAGACGATTGATGTTGATCAGATATGGATGAGGGGGGAAAAAGATCCTTGCTACAAGTATACTCTATATGCTAAGGTTAACAAGAAGTATATACAACCTATATATAAAGATATGGTGTTAATATCTAAGAGATATAAAAATCAAGGCATATTCACTAAGAGTGCAACAATTAATAGAAATAAAATATACTCAACAATAGAGTATATGGATAGGCATTTTAGAACAGAGGATTTTGAGGAATTACTACAAAAAGACTTATCTTTAGTAGAATTTATCCACAAAGCCCATGCAATACGAAAGAGAAATGATTGAGGAGTTACTTAGAGAGTCGGGTATAAATCATAGGCTAGACAATAGAATAAAACCTAATAAGCACCCGTATATGAAAAAGCTAGAGGTAGCCTTAAAAATAAATGGTGTGAACTATATGTATTTCCCTCAGACAGATAGCTTAGCAGTAACGCAAGTTGATATAGGGAGACATAACCTTCTTTGCCACACCTTAATGATGCCTTCAGAAGATGGTATTAGCATCCTTATGGTAGTTAATCAGAATGACGATATAGAAAACGTTATGGAAGGTATGGCTGAAAGTCTAGACAAGATAATACCTGAAGGTTTATCCTATAATATTTTAGGAATTATCTAAAAAACCTTAGTGAATTGTAAAAAAAATTCACTATATTTGCATCACAAGTTAATTAAATTTAAAGACCAAAAACTATGGAAAAGTCAGAAACAATTGGCAAGCTAACCCTTGCCTTATCGAAAGTGCAGTCTCAACTAAGACCCGCTAAAGAAAACTCAAAAAATCCTTTCTTCAAGTCAAGCTATGCCGATCTTGGATCAGTATGGGACTCTGTTCGTAAATTACTAGCAGACAACGAGTTAGCTATCATTCAGATGCCTACAGATGTAGGTGGAGTAACAACAATCCTATCACATTCTAGTGGAGAATATTTAGCATCAACATGCTACATACCTGCAAAAGAAGATGCGCATGGCGTAGGCTCTGCAATATCCTATGCAAGAAGATATGCTTTAGCATCATTCGTAGGTGTAGTTACTGGAGATGATGATGATGGCAATATGGCAGTTAAGGGAACTAGCCCTAACACTAAGAAAGCTACATCTAAACCTAAGCTAACAGACTCTCAATATAAGAGTATGATGAAGGCTATTGAGGATGGTAAGGGTAGTGTTGTTGAGCAAAAAATGGGTGGATACACCATGACTAAGACACAACAAGACAACCTTAATAAAGTCCTTAAAATATCTAAAACCCTAGTATAATGAGTTTAGACAGCTTTATAAGTAAGTTGGTCGATGACTCCTTTTATTACTCTGACTACGAGTTTGTTACAAACTCGCAGTTAGGGTTAATAAAGCAGGACGTTAGAACTTACAGAATGATGAGGGATCATCCTGAACTCAATAAAGAGACCTTACCCATGATCTTTGGAAGGGCTTATCATGTAGCTATGTTAGAACCTAACGATTTTAATAATAAGGTTTTAGTATTCGACTCATCTACAAGGGCTACTAAAGGTTATAAGGAGTTTAAGGCTAACAACCCTGATGCTACTACCATAATCTTACAGAAAGAGTACGATAAGATTATGTATATGCAAGATGTTTTATTCTCTCATAACGAGGTTAACGACCTACTACAGAAGGAAGGTAAAAGGGAAATAGCTAACGCTTGGAAGGATGAGGATACTGACGTATTTTGTAAAGGTAAGGCTGATTATAGGAACGGATCTGTACTTATAGACCTTAAGACTACGGCAGATGGAAGCTTTTATGGTTTCTCTAACTCTTGCAAGAAGTATGGATACGACAGACAATCAGCTTTCTATATGGATGGCTTTGGCTGTGATGAGTTTATATTTATAACTCAAGAGAAAGAAAGACCTTATAACGTGTCGATCTTCTATGCTGGCGATGAGTTTATAGAGAGAGGTAGACAAGAGTATAAATATCTTTTAGGGCTTTATAAGAGGTTCTTTATAGATAATGAGGAGTCCGTAGACGAACACTTAATAATGGAAACCTTATGACACTAAAAGAAAAACTAACAGAGAATCAGATTAGTAAAATTTGGTTAGCTGAAAGATTAGGGTTAAGCCGACCTACCCTAGATAAATACTTAGATAAACCTGACGAGTTTAGAATTAAGCACGTTAGAAAAATATCTAAGTTAATTCACGTAACAGAAAGGGAGGCACTAGTTAATTATTTTACAAAAGCTTAAAACTATGAGCAACAAGACAACTGACAGAATCTACGTAGGAAACGGAGTAGAGAAATTTGATGGAGACATGGTAGAGTTCTCTTTAAACTTAACTAAGTTAGGTAAGGAGGCAACCGAACACATGTTCGAGTACAATGGTGAAAAATTCATCAAGCTAAAGGTAGCTAAGATGAAAGAAACCAATGATTATGGTAAGACTCACTACGTTGAGGTGAATACCTTTAAGCCTGAAGCTAAGAAGGCTGAGCCAGTAGCTGACGACTTACCGTTCTAAAGATTGAGGGGGTCTATCACAACTAGAGGAATGTGGATCAACAATACCAATAAGACTACAAGTTGTGTGCCCCTCTCTTTTTAACTACCAACCAATAAACTAAAAATTATGAAATATAGAGTGTCGGATACAGACATTATTAACATAGATAAAGTAGAATTTATTGAGGTTGATGGTCGCTCTATTAACTTTCATACCTCATCAAATGTTCACCAATCTGTTTATAACAACGAGATAGAATCCAGTTGTGTGTTTAACAATATTGTTAATCACTTTAACACTATGGATTTAAGGCTTACTGGAGATGTTAAACCTAAGACTGAAAAGCAAAGAAAAGAAAAAGCATTTGAAATGTTTTGGAATTTATACGACTACAAGAAAGATAAGCCTAACACAAGGAAGACATTTATGAACTTAACCTTAACTCAAATGGGTAAAGCTATAAAAGGAGTGAAGGCTTACGTTGATTCAACACCTGACAGAACTTACAGAAAATTTCCTAGAACTTGGCTTAACGCTAGGGGTTGGGAGGATGAAGTCAATTTAGATAAAAAGAAAACTAACCGATACGTTAAACCTAAATACATTTCAGATGAAAGATAATATGGAGATGGAGAAGAGGCTTATCGGTAAGATTATATCTCATCCAAGGGATTACTATGACTGTCATAGCCTTATGTCTGAGGATATATTTTCTGATCCTTTAAATAGAAAAATATATAGGGTTGTATCAGGTAAATTAGACAAGGGAGATAAAGCTGACATGATTGTCATATCCTCTGCTATTAAAGATCCATTAGTCGATCTAAGGGTGGCTGAGTGTATGTCATCTGATCACTATGCCTACCTGACCAAAAACATAGTTTTATATCTATCTCAGGAAGATAAGAAGATAAGGCTGAAAAAATTAGCAGAATTAACTACAAAGAAGATTGATAATGGAGGTGATCTATTTGACGTTATAGAGTTTGTAGAGGAACAGATGAAGTCTATCTCTGAGATTAGAGGTAGTGATATACCTGATATTAAAAAACAATTAAAGGTATTACATGACGATATACAGAGAAGGATGTCTTCTGAAAATATGGTGGGTCTGCCTACGGGTTTTCAATCTGTAGATAAGTTTACTGGCGGCTGGCAAGAGACTGACTTTATTGTTATTGGTGGGGCATCATCTATGGGAAAAACATCACTTGGTTTAGCGTTCTGCTATAACTGTGCTAAGGTAGGGATACCTGCCGCAGTATTCTCTTACGAGATGGGGGATACACAGCTTCTTCAGAGGTTAGTATCCTTAGAGAGTGAGGTTAATAATAGGTATATAATGAAGGGGGCACTAGAGAGTAGTGAACTTTCTAGAGTAGATAAAGCTATAGGCAAACTAGAAGGTGTCAGCTTATTTATAGACGAGTGTAAAGACTCATCCCTTAGATACCTATTAAATAAGATACGGCAGTACGTAATAACTAAAGAGGTTAAGTTTGTTCTAGTAGACTACCTACAACTTGTTAAGGGTAGTGGTCATTCTAGAGAGCAAGAGGTAGCCCTGGTGGCTCGTGAACTTAAGAACTTAGCTAAAGAACTTAACATCACAATAGTTGCTCTATCTCAGCTTAGTAGAGGTGTAGAGCGTAGAGATGGGTGTAGACCTAGCCTCTCCGACCTTCGTGAGAGTGGTGAGATCGAACAGGCATCTGATGTTGTTATGTTAGTGTACAGACCTGAATACTATGGGATTACTACTGATGATAGTGGTCAATCAACAGAGGGCTTAGTAGACCTTATATTTGCTAAAGGTAGAAACATAGGTACTGGAACCCTACCTTTAAAATTTAAGAAAGAGTACACTAAGTTTGTAGATCCCCAGGATTATAGTGAGAAATATATAACAGCAGAGCCAAATGATTCTTTTTGATATATTTTATATAGTGCTGGGACTTGGGTTTACATATTATTTTATTAAAGAAATTTTAAAGAGTTTATTATGACAATAAAGGATATTTTTGAAGAAGCTTTAGATATTGCTAGCAAACTAACGCATGTTAGTAAGGGTAGTATATTAAAAAAGAGTAGAAAGAGAAACATAGTTGACGCTAGAAAGCTATCTGTTTACTATATGAGAAGTAAATACAGCTTAAACTGGACTGAGACATCTAGAATGTTTGACATGAGTCATGCCAGTATAATCCACATGTATAAAACTTTCTTAAATGAGAGTAAATTTGATAAGCTGTCTCGATATTATAAGTTAGAGATAGATAGCTTGGATAAAAGTGACTCAATGATCTTAAGAAATAAATTACTTAACGTTATGAAGAGGTATAAAGAATCTCATAGTGCTAGGTTAGATGAGATAATAAATATATTGTTAAATGAGAAAAGAGATATACCATGCAACTGTTCACTACAGGTGGAGGACAGTAAGATTTGTAAAGGGAGTGGAGAAGCCAGCTAAAACCTGGAAAGAATCCTCTCATAGAACCTGTATAACAGAGTTAGATCCTGAAAAATTACAGAATGTTAAGTACTTTATAAGAAGCCTTGAGATAAAACATAAATCAACTAACGATGTGCAAATAAAAATAGATCAAATAACTGATTATGATTTTATATGTATGTCACATGATGTTCACTAAGTTATGGCAAAGTTTAAATGTAGTAAGTGTAAAAAAGTAATATTAACTAAATTTTAAAAAAAATGATTAAAGCAGTATTAATAGTAGTTTGTTTAATATCCTTCTATATAGCTTGGAGTATGATAAATTACGCTAAACAAGTTAGAGAAAATGAAAGGTATAATAACAGAGTTACTCAGTGTAGCGAAGAAAAGAAATGTAAGCCTAAGAGTAGTACAGAGGCTTCTGAAGATCAAGTATCGAATAAACGCAAGTACAAAAACGCTAAGAAAAAGGCTATCGAATCTAAAGTAAAGAAAAATGCAAGACGAAATAAGAAAAAAGTGTGATGAGATCAGGGATCTTCTCATAGAAAAAAACAAATCCTACGGGAACTCAGTATTTGATAAGGGAGTTCTGTTCAATGTCGATCCTATGTATGCTATCCAGGCTCGTATAAACGACAAGCTTAATCGTATTAAGAGTAAAGAAACTTACATGAGTGAGAACGATCTTATGGATCTTACAGGTTACCTTATTCTCCTTCAGGTACACATGGATGAGGTGGATAGAAAGATGAATCAGACAATAAAGTCTGCTGAATCTTACCAAGGAAACGAGACACCGTTCAACTATAAGTACGATATAAACAACAACGATGAGACTGGAACCCCGATTTGAAAACGAAGAGGATAGAGAAAGAGAGGCAGAGACTCTCCGAATCCTCCTTGAAGGTAAAGATCTAACCTTTGAACAGTTAGGTAAGTACGCACCAGTAGACGCTGAGATTATAAACAATAAGACTATGAAGGTTGTCTCTTTGTGTGAGATAAAAACAATGTCTTTAAGTATGAAGGATATAAAAAGGGTTAGAACTTCTGTAAGAAAGATACAGCATTGTCAGAAGGAAGCCCTTCATAAAGATTTACCTTTATGTATAGCCTGGAGATTCTTAGATGGAATCGGTTATATATGGATGCACGAAATAACAAGAGCCACAGTTGAGTGGGGTGGTATGAAAAACCCACGACCAGGATCTATATGGGATAGGGAACTCCTGTTTTATATAGATTTAGATTTACTAACTATAATTAAATTTTAGACATGAACAAAGTTCAAAAAGATCAAGAACAGCAGTATAAATATTTAAAGTTTGACTGCGAGATGAGGGCTAGAGCGGTTGAGTTAGCTTCCTCATTATCAACAAGTAAGAATGCCAAATCTCTTATAGAAAATGCTGGAAAGATTTCTAAGTATATATTTGGTATTCCAGAGCTACCTAAGGAAAAGAAATAATTCGTATCTTGCACCTTTAATATAGTTTGATATGGCAAGGAATAAATTAGCTGGAAAGATTAACGGCAAAAGCAAGAGCTCTAAGCATTACGCTGAAAATCCTGAATCTAAAAAGAAAAAGGATGAGTACAATAAAAAGTATGGAGCTACTTTAGCTAGGAAACTTTATAGAGCCTTCCTTAACGCTTTAAATAAAAAGAAGGGTAAGAAGGGTGATAAGAAAGATGTATCTCACACCAAGGGTGGAGGTACAGTTTTAGAGAGCCAATCAAAAAATCGTGCAAGAAATAGAGGGAAGAAATAATATTTTCCTTACCTTAGTTTGATGCGATTCAAGAGAAGAAAGGGTAGGCAGATAACGAGAGCTAAAAAGCATACAGCAGATGGAATAACATTTGCCTCAGGACTAGAGCTTTACTGCTACAGAGCCCTTAAAAAAGCAAAAATCCCCAATGAATATGAAGGAAAGACCTTTGAGCTTGTAGAGAAATTCAAGTTCGAGGGTCTCCTTATGGATAAGGGTAAAACAAAAGGTAAAACCACATTTAAGCAGAAGCTTGGCAATATAAGAAATATATCTTACACGCCAGACTTTATTAATTTAGAGAAGGGTTTTATCATAGAGACTAAAGGAATAAGAACCCCTGAATTTAAGATGCGATTCAAGCTGTTTTTAAAGTATCTTTATGATACCGATCAAAAATTAGACGTATATGTCCCATCAAATCAAAAGGAGGTCGATATTACAGTCGATACCATCTTAGGCAGGGGGTTTTTTAACAAGAAAAAAACAAAAAAGAAATGAACGAAAGAGACGAAGCGTTAAGAGACGCATTAAAAAAATCAGAAGAAGCAGCACAAAACACGTTTGAATCGTGGATAGTTGACCTAGAAGATAAAGATCAACCTGAAGCTTGTTCTATTGATAACGAAGACTGCGAGGCTTGTGGATCGTAAATACTGCTCAAACAAGAAGCCCTTACATGGAAAAAGTAAAAACAAATGTAAATGTGGTATGAAAAAAAGAAAAGATGGTACTAGTCCGTACTACACAAATAAAGCTGTCAAAGAAAAGATAGATAAACTTCTACACGATAACTCTAAAATATGGAGTAACCTTGGAACTGGAACTACTTTAGATAATAAATCTAGAGAGGAAGGAGAAAAGTCCTGGGCTAAGATAGCTAATAAGATAAAGGAGTTAGATGAAATGTTCTTTAATAGTATATGCCCATACGGTATAGACTCCTAATCCCAAATAATGTAAAAGCAAACAGGTCCGACAAATAGTTGGACCTCGTTGTATGGCATAACATCTGTTGGAGGGAAAGTTCTGATCCCTAATATAAATCCCTGAACTAACTGTATGCCTATCTCCATAATTAAAAAAAATAAAGGGAGGAAACTACCCCTCCCTTCTATAAACCAATAAAATCAAAAAACTATGAAAGACTTTTGAAATATTACAAATATATAAATATTATTTGTCAAATCCGTAGGTTTCATCAACATTAATTACATCTTCTGAGTAATTGTTGTAGTACCTAGTTCTAACAATATCTAACATTTTCTCGCTAATACCCGACTTTCTTAAGATGTTTTCTATATCTATACCTGCCACCTGGTTAAGTCTAGCTGTAGAATAAAGATCAGCCATCTCGTCTATAAACCCATTGAACTTACTATTTTGAGTGTAAGCATTTATTATGTCCATCTTGTTTCTCATAGTAGCCTTACCCACTATATCGTTCATATCATTAACAAGGAACCTACTCTTAATAGCTAAACCTTTGTTGACGTTTATCCTAGATACTCTAAGACCAAGGACAGCTAAAGTTTCGTATTCAGGTACTAGCTCTGAGTCTGAATCCCATCTAGACTCTATGTTTCTGTAAGCTGTTTTGGTGATACCAGGCTGTATTTTCTTACCTGCGTATAACATAATCTTACCAAGCTTTTCGTACCAAGAGTCCGTAGGGTTGTAAACCTTTTTACCTCTATTATCAATAGCCTCTCTAAACGCTATTAAAGTCATCTCCTCTCCCAAGAAAGGTTTGTACACATCTTCTAGTATATTCATTACTGTATCATCAAACTCTTCTTTCCCTAATTCAGAATCTATATCTGTAAAAGCGAGTCTCATAATATCTTTAATATAACCAACACCAGAGGTATTAGATAGATTTACGTAGTCAAAATACTTATCAGGTTCAGATTGACCTTCTACCTGTCTACTATCTAATCGGCCTCTTTCGACTGTCGCTAGTTTACCTGTAGAGTCCCATTCAGGGAGCAAAAGCCTAATAGCTCTATCCTCTAACTCCTCTTCGTCTCCACCTGTAAAACCAAGTGCCCCGCCAAGGGCTTGTATGGTAGCCATTTGAAGACTCTCTATAAGGGCAAATACAGATATAGTACCTGCGACTCTAGTAGCACCTATCTTTCTTATTTTAGGGTTACTACTACCAAGCTCTTCAAATCCAAGTTTAACAGCGTTCTTAGTGTTACGAACAGCTTCAGCCTGGAAAGCAACGAATGATCCTACTACAGGAGATCTACCTAGCTTTCTTATAAATCCTGGTATCTCGTTGTAGTTAGGGTAAAGGTTTATTATGTTTCTAGCAGCCATGTCTTTAGCTGTTACAGGATCTATACCAGCTTTAATATACCTCTGCTTTTCAGATAAGAATCCAAATATCTTAAACATATCATCCTCAGCTTGGTAGGCTTTTGTTAACATATTATCTAAGCCTTTTACACCCTCTTTGAAGAACCTGGATGTCTTAGCCATTCTCTTACTTATAGGACCTCTATTCTCATCTAGATACTCAGTAAGATCGAACTTAGACATTTGTATATCGTTAGCTATCTCTCTAATCTCTTGTAAAGAAGCAGACGAAGATACAACACCAAGTCTAGTAAGTTCACTGTAAAGATCTGCAAACTCACCCTCCTTCATAGATTTAAAAGCTTTTAGTGATGTTGAAATGTTTTTATACATATCACCATTAAAACCTATGTGACCATTCATGGTAGCAAAAGAGGTGTTACCTATAATGTTTTTAGCGTGAGTACCTATATTCCATACAGTCTTCATTTTCTTATTAAAGAGTACAGCTGTTAAGTACAGGTTCAACCACTCAGGGTTGTTTAGATTTTCAACTGACTTATTAAGTACTGCGTACATTTCGTTATCTACGTACATACCTTCAAGATCGCCATACTTAGCACCTAACAACTCGTTGTCAGCAAAATCTGTAGCGTCCTTAGATATAAACTTACCTTCACCAATAAAGTTAAGCTCTCTAAACATTCTTTGAGCAGCTATAGTTCTAGATATTTGGTTTACGCTTGTAACGTAGTTGTAGTAAGGGTTATCTATCTCTCCCCAAAGATCTCTTATTTCAACAGGAACATTCTTTCTTCTTTTGAAGATAGATTGAACCATAGTTAGGTTATCGCTTTGAGTTGACTTACCAGAAGCGTAACGGAAACCTTCTTTAGATATAAGTTTTTTATACTCAGCATTAACCTTAGCTGTTATATCTTTGTCAGTCATAGGCTCTTTACGACCTGCTTCAACATCTTTTTCGTTTTGAGCTTTAATCTCTGCGTAAAGGAAAGACTTAGCTTTTCTAATAATATCGTTATCAGTCTGCTTCCATCCTTCAACCTCAAATTGCTTGTACGATCTGTTTACGTAAACACCAAGGTTTTCGTCTATAGTAAACTGAGTTTTACCATTAACGAGCCCTTCTCTTATAAGGGTTCTACTTAGGGAATCAATATGCTCTCTCATCTTTATTAGAGCAACCTTAAGGTCTGAATCTTCCATAGCCTTAACCTCTTCAAGGTTATGTAGAAGTCTATCAACCTCTTCCCTAGATAAGTTAGCCTCTTTGTTAGCTGCCTTAACCTCTTCTACGATCATACTTGTCTTTAAGAGTTCAGCGTTAACTTCACCCTTACTTCTAACCATAATTTCTTTTATCTCCTGATTAGTGTGTTCACCATGAGATCTAAATATAAGGTCAGACATCCTAGCGTCATACCTAAGCTCTTTATTCTTTATGTTAGACAGGTAGGTACCAAGTTGATAATCTTTATCTACAACAAACTTAGATACATCCCAAGCTATAGTAGCTAAACCTGAAGTGTACACGTTAGCCTCTCCTTCCTCTTGAGGGGCTTGAAGTCTTATCTGATCCTCCCTTGCAACATCTTCAGTTAAAGATAGTAAGGTGTTTCTTCTACGAACAGGATCCATAGATAGCCTAGTCTCTACGTTTCTAGCCTCAACCTCTCCTGCACTTCTAAAATACTCTAAGTAAGATTTAGTTGGCTTACCTTTGTAGTATTGTTTCGTAAATGTTTGACCCTTACTAAAACCTTCTATCTTTTGTATATGGTGTTGCACTTCGTGAGCTATAGTTCCAAGAATTTCTTTCTTACTAGTATTCTTGGTATATTCTACTGTGATTGCTTGATTTAAAGGCATATAAGAACCACCCTCTGACCTGCCAGGTCTAAGGAAAACATTTAAGTCAGGTACAGCTTTGTAAAATCCAATAAAAGACTTCTCGTTAGGATTCTTTTTCTTTTCTCCGTAAGCTTCAAATAAGTCTTTAGCGTCAATTATATCTTTTAATTTTGCAACGTAATCACCCTCGAAAGGTCCAAGCCAATCATCCTCTTGTTCTTTAGTTGTTCGCTTAAACTTTGTAAAATCTGGCTTACCATCACTTAAAGATATTATGTCCTCTCTAAATTTAATAGGTTCTAGCTCGTATCTCCACTTGCCATCTGCACCTCTTTCCCAACCTGTAGCTCTTTTAATAAATAGTTTATCATCTTGATTAAGCTCCTCCATCTCGTTAGCAATAATCAAGTTATCCTGTATCTTTTCACTTAAAGAGGCTCTCTCTCCAGCTACTTGAAACCTAAGTGGACCAACCTTATCAGTGGCAGCTTTAAGCTCTGGGGTTAGGTTTATTACTGCGTTAGGGTATTCTTTTTTAGGTAAAGTAAACCTTTCGTTAATAGACTTAAATAGAATAGCACTTGTCAAATTGTAAAAATGCATGTCAGACATATCTTTTCCACCCTCATCAAATTTATTGTAAGTTTTTTCAAATAACTCTTCAGTATTAGGATCTGTAAACTCAGTTCTTATATATGTATTTCCGTCTTCGCTGTTAAAAACATTTAACTTGGGTTTGTAAGGTTTTAAAGCGTCAAAATCAAACGTGTGAACGTCAGTATCTCCAGTAGTTGGTCCTAACGGAGATAAGAATAAGGTATGTGAATATCTTCTAGATTCTAAGAAGGCATCAGGTTTAAGTGACTGGAAGTCAGAAATATCTATTATACTTTCAACCCCATACTTCATCCCTTTAACTAACCTCTTAAGTTCGTTGTTGATATTTTTAGGAACGATCTTGTTATAGAACTCTGCTGTTCTACCATCACTATGTCCTTGAATAATATCAGATTGCTCTCCATTAACAAAGGCTATCTGATCGTACCCCTCTTTAGAGGCTTGATTGATTAACTTTCTAATAGTTAAACCAACCCATAGGTCTGTTTGATTCCAAGGGAGGTAGGGTTTAAGACTCTTTAAACTACTTTTTATGTCTTGAAATCTATCAATATTACTATCTCGCTCTTTATCTAATTTATCGTACTCTGATTTAAGAGATACAAGAATAGGTGCTATCTCTGACGCTTTTGAGCCCAATTTTCTGCTAATTAAATCTTCTTTATTATTTTCTTCATAGAGCTCTTGAAAAGCACTTTTTATTTTTCCATCAGGTAAGTTTTTAAAAAACTCTCTATAATACTTATTTGTAATAAACCTTATTTCGTTTTTTAGAATATCGTTTTTTCCGATTAAATCATCTTTTTCACGCTCTAATTGTGCAATCTCATCCTTAGTCTTGAAGTCACCTTTATTAGTTCCTTGAACCCAATCAGATTGTATCTCTTGAACAAATAGAATCTTCTCCCCATTAGGACCAACTCTATCATCTACCCTAGCAGAAGCTATAAGGTTTTTCGATGCGTAGGGTAATCCAAAATAATGACCAGCAGTAAATATATCCTCAGGAGATTTGTCATTTATAAGGAACTCTCTGTAGTTTTTACCTCCAGGAAGAGCAGCTCCAGGATACTGGACTAACCATTTATCTAAGATGTTAGTCTCTATCTGAGCCATATTGGTAGCGATAATTCTCTCTACCATTTCTTTAGGGATACTCTTAACCTTAGCGTCCTTTTTATAAGCTTTAAGGAGGTCTAGTAATCCCATGGTGTCAACATCCCTTGAAGCACCCTTAAGTCCTTTACCTATCTCCTTAACCCACTGTTCTGGTTGTCTGTTGTTATCAGATAACATAGCTAAAGATACTAAAGCGTTAGGTGTGTACTCCATATCGTATGTAGGAGCTTGGAATCTTAATCCTGTTCTTGCGTCTTCAAATCTCTCATCAAAAGGAGTAGTCTTCTCAGCGTTCTTAGCGTAAACTAACCCACCAATCTGAATAACCTGCTCTGCACTTACAACTGGCATACCATCTAATCTATCGTAAAAGTAAGAGTGTCTAAATGGATTCATACCAACTTGCACCCAAGAAGGATCGTTCATTACATTAGCTACAATCTGTTTAGCGTTCTCACCTCTAGATTTAGCGTCAGCCCCCTCAATAGGACTCCAGCTACCTAGCATTCTAGCAATGGTAGACTTACTTAATCTTCCTCTAGCTATACCTAAAGCAACTTTAGGACTAGATATAAACTCAACGTTGTTTATTCTAGCAACATTTGTATAAGACATAGCTTTACCTCTGCCATCTTCGTGTACGGTAATAGCCCATATATTTTTATTTGTGTAAGCAGGAATATCTAATCGTAAACCAACCTTAGTTCCCTCTTCTATAGGAACGTCTAATCTACCTTCGATCTTCGATCCTACAGCAGTTTTAATATCTTGTAGGCTTGCAGGGTCTATAAATTGGGTTATAGGCTTAATAGGGCTATTCTCTTGAACGATCTCCAGATACTCCTCCTGGTTTATCTTACCATCGAAATAATCCTGCGCAGCCTCTCTAACCTCTTCTCTTCTATTAGTGATAGCTAAATCACCTCTACCTATCTTAGATTTTTGCCACTGCACTTCTTCTACTTGAGGAGCCTGCATTCTAATACCACCTATTTGATCAGATTTTATATCATAAACTACAGTACCATAGATTGAGTTGTCAGTATCTTTATTGTACCTAGAATCTATACCTTCAAAACCTAAGGCCTTCATTACAAGAGTCGAAGGACTATCAATATTATTTGAATCGTTTAACTTTGAGTTAATATCGTTAACCAGTTGATTAACGTTACTATATCTTTTTTGTTCAAAGTCTATATATTTATAATAATTTTCATTAACAAGATCCTCACCAAACTCTGCTACTAAAGCATTATACTTTTCAGCATAAGCTTTAGCACCTTTAGGGGCAAAAAGTTCTTTGTAAGGATTTAAATCTTTACCAATAGGTAGTTCAACTCCTACAATAGAAGCTATACGACCAAGGTGTTGTCTATCTACAGTGTATTTATTATAGTCATAGCTGTAAGATGTATTGTTTATAAATTTAAGAGCATCGTGCAGCTCAATAGTACCAGGAGCTAAATTATAATTATTTAAGTTAATAACAGAAACTCTTCTGTCATCATAAGCCTTAGCTCTATTAAGGTCGCTGAAAAAATAAAAACCTGTTCCAAAGTGCCCAGTGCTCCTGCCTGGTCTCATTTTAAATTTATATTCAGCCTTAGTTGTTAAATCTCCAGACCTAAAAGCTAAACCAGATTTAATATCTAATAGTCTTTGTAATTCTTTAGAGTTTCTCGTAGATTTAATTTTCTGATCTAAGTCATTTACATATTCTTCTGCTACTTCAGCAGCCTGCATTCTAATCTCAACAACAGGTCTAGCCATCTCAATCTTTCTTTGTCTTCTAGCTTGAGTTGTACCTTCACTTAGTTTTTCTCCTGTCTTAGAATCTATTAAAAACTTATCAGCTAAGTTGAGCTCATCCCAAACTTCTGAAGCGTCAATAGATTCGTCAAATATCATTAAGGGCTCTCCTTTAACAACGTATGGGTAGGTAGGGTGATCTTTAATACTTTCGTCAGTTCTAGAATCTACATATCCAGCCTCTGTATCTATCCTAATAGCAGACACTATAGGGTTACCCTTAAGGTTTTTTACAATATCTTGATTTACAACATCATACATTTCCTGCATAGAAGGTACGCCCCACTTCTCAAATATCTTACTCTGGATAGACTTCCTTATTATATCTTTCCTAACACCAAAAGCTTGAGGCATAGATAAAACTAAATTACTAAACTCTTTTACAGATTTAACTTTAGCTGTTTTTATCCCTTCACCTTTAACTTTAGAGTCAAAAGACTTTATAGTCATCTTCTTATTAAGGAAGTCTAGAACCTCTTTCTTAGTAGCTCTCTTATCTTTTATAGCTTGATCAAGTTCTTTCATAACGTAATCAAACATGTTAACGCTACCATCAATAGAACCTGGAGCCATAGCCGTTAAGAATACTAAACCATCACTCTCCTTTGCTGCGTTAATCATTCTAGTTGCTGCAGACTTATCTGAGAATGCCCAAACACCTGTATCTTCTTGGTAAGGGTAAAACACCCCTCCGTCAAATTCATGCTTAACACCCGTTGGAGATACAACCATACCAGATGCCGATCTATCAGTCAACATAAGTAAAGCCTTCTGACCATTAAACTCTTTTATACTACCTCTTTTGACTTTTGATATATCAAAGTTTGGATAGTATTCAGGAGTTTGGAATCGTATCTCTTGAGTTTGAACGTTGTCTGGTATGTTTACGTTTACAACACCAAGATCAGAGTTAGGCTCTGATTTATCTACCTGAGTTCTAATTGAGTTGTTAACCTTATCTTTATCAACCTTCACCTCTCCAACTTCAAATTCAATTCCCCCAACGTTAATCTTTCTACCATCAACTAAAGCACCAGCTAAGTTTTTTCTCATGTCAGATAAAGACATCTCATCTAGGTTTATAGCTGCTGGGTTTTCTTTATTAGTAGTTATGTTAAGCTTACCTAACATAGCTCTAACAATATCTAAAATTCTATTAAGTGTAGATTGACTCTTATTAAAGTGACCATAAGCAGCATCACCCATCATCTCAGCAAAAGCCTCTTCTATTTGACCTTCTTTAGATAAGTCAGCGTAGTTTTCTTCAGCCCACTGAAGGTAAGATCCTTTTACCTTACGACCATTCTTTAACACTCTTCTCTTAACCTTACCTTGAGAAACCTCTCCCTCTATTCTCTTATATAACTCAGGATCAGTCTTCTTAATAAAGTCAACCATTGGGTGAACTATCTCGTGGAATAAAGTATTGCCACGAACAGTTTCAAGGTTTACGTATATAGTTTTGTCAGCACCCCTAAAGAAAGATGCGTTTCTGTTTGCTGTGTCGTAACCTAAAGCTTCAAGCTGACCTTCCATAGCTTTACTATTTCTAACAATAGTAACGTTAAGGCCACCAATAGAGTTAAGTAATTTAAAAGCAAAACCTAAAGCTCTCTTTCTACTGTCAGTTAATCCCTGGAACAGTTCACTATCATAATTAGGATCGCTCTCGTCTAACCTGTGAATGTTATCTGAGTTAAAGTTTTTACCGTAACTCATATTACCCCAGTTAAGACCTGTATGTATAGAGGATTTTCTACCCCCAACATTCATTATAGTTAGAGCGTCTCTTTTCCTAGCGTCTGGACCCTTTGATACATCACCATCTAAAGGAACTACACTACCATCACCAAACATTAACCCATCCTTAGACGAGAAAATAGACTCTTGTTGGAACTGATTACCTATATTTAAAGCGGTAGCGTTATCTATTCCTGTTACCACAAGGCTTTCTTCAGCAACCCCGTTATAAACACCCTGAACGGTATAATAAGTTGCGTCAGCCTCATCTAGCATAGATTTAAGCTCCTCCATTCTAGAGGCTCTTTCTTGCTCTGTTAAACCTTCTTTTTCTGAAGTTAGTATGTGGTAATCGTTATTATCTATAACCTCTTGAGGTATTTCGTCAAGGGTTTCTTTCTTGGTGTTTGTAAACAACTTATTGTTAGCAGGAAACAATTCGCTTTCAATCATCTCCCCTCTCTTAGCAGCATCTCTCTTAGCCTCGAACTCCTTCATAGCATTCTTAGCTACAGAAGCATTTTTAAACTCACCTTGAGTTATATCTGAAGTTTGAGACACCTCTCCGTCAATCCTAACACCACTTTGATTTTGAGACTGAACTATAGTTGGCTTTCCTTTACCATCCTTTAACTGTTTCTTAACAGAGTCGTACTGCTTTTGATTGTCTATCTTTGTAGCCTCTACAGTTTCTGTAACGTTAGATATAGATGTATTTTGAGAGTTTACAGCATCTACTATCTCTATGTTATTATCTTTAAGGACTTTGTTAGCCTCGCTTCTAGCAGCCTTAGTGCTTTTAGTAACGTTATACTTAGACTTCTTGCCTTCAGATTCCATCTCAGATAAAGCTTGAGCTAGGTTAGAAACATCCTCGTTAGATATTTCAGTACCTTCTTCTTTAGCTTTATTAATTTTTCTAGATAGATTAGATACAACCTTCTCCTTCTCGAACATCTCAGCTCTAGCTTGTTGAGCATCAGGGGCAGTGTATCCATAAACTAAATCTTCTATAGCTTGTTTAGCTGCGTCATTCATAGAGTAGTCAACCTTAAGCTTACCATCTCTAATCTGTTGAGCTATCTCTGGGTCTTTAGCAAAGTTTATAGCTTCACCTCTAGACACTTCCTTTGTCTCACCTTTCTCGTTAGTAAAGATTACAGAGGTGTTGTCGTTGATTATATTTAGTTTATTAACCATAGATGTAGCACCTCTGGTTGAAACATAAGTACTACCACCGAATAAGGATGATATAATACTTGTGTCTACTACTCTAATTGCAAACTCTCCTGAGTCAAATTCTTCTAACTCAAGCCCAACATCTGTAAAGTAAGTAGATAACTCTGTAGCCACCTCACTAGGAACCTCTTGTTTAATAGACTTTTTTATACCCTCTATGTAACTTTCAAATACTACATTTTTATTGGCTCCTGCAAGTTTAGCAGCTCGCAATATTCTTTGAGTATACCTCTCAAAAAACCCTTCCGCTACACCTGTAACGGTTTCACTAACAAGTATTTGCCAATTCTTTATATCAGCATCTTTAGTACCCTCTTCTATACCAACTCTTCTCCTCTCTTTGAGCTCTAAAGACTTCATACCTGCTGCTGACGCACCACCAAGAACTAAAGCCCCAGTAGGCCCTGCGACAGGTGCGGCTAAAGCCACAGCAACAGTAAAAGGGATAGCATTAGCTACGCCACTTGCTGTTTGGTACACAGCATCTTCAACGTTACCATTTAATATAGCCTCAGATATAGAACCCTCTTCAGGTATTCTTGTGTTTTCTCTTATATCGTTTGCGTAATCCCTAACCTTGTTAGCAAAGTGACCACCCTTCATCATATACAAATCCCAAGGCATAGTGCTACCTGACTGAGCAGACGCAGAAAGTGCCCCAACTTTCTCAACTTGTTCTAATAATCCTGCTCCTAAATCAACAGTAGTAGCTAAAAGACCTTCAAAAGCATCAAAGGTTCTGCTACTACCAGAACCTAATTGTCTGTTCATTAGATCGTCAGCATACTTTAACGCTTTGTAATTGGGGTCAGACTCTTTGGGAACATTAATAGATATATCAGGAACCTGAGTTTTGAGGAACTTTTCAGAAGCCTCTTCGGCACTCATACCTTCTTTTATAGCGTTATCATACTCCTCCTGCTCTTTAATAGCTTTTTGCTGATCCTCAACATTGTCACCCTCCATCCAATAGTCTAACCACTCGTTAAAGGATTTAGATTGACCATCAATATTTAGTTCTGGCATTGCAAGATCATTGGTGTCAATGTCTGCGTCTTCTATTCTTTTAGCAAATTCTTGGTTATCCTTTGACGTTTTAAGTATATCGTCAAATCTAGCTCTAGAGTATTGAGCTTTAGCTGACCTCATTTTATCTCTGTTGTCAGCAAAATATTGATTAGCCAGGTCTACGTCTGTAGTAAACATATCCTGCTCTAAATCTTCGGTACTTGTTATTTTGTCGTATAGATTTGATAGGAAGCTAGACTCTTCGCTAACCTCTTCTTCTTCCTGCTTTTCTTGCTTTTGATTGTCAAGTACAGATTGAAAGTTAAGCATCTCTTGGTAGTCAATACCTTGAGCCTCGTAGAAAGGTTTTTTAGCTTCGTTATTTACAGCATTTAATTGCTCCTGTTCAGGAAGGTCTCTAAACCCAGATAATCTTTCCTCTAAACTAGCTTGAACGTCTTGTTCCAAAGAAGACTGAGAAAGATCCGATGTTGATGGAGTATCCCCTGAAGCCATCTGAGCAGCCGCATCTTGTAATGCTGAAGAATCTTTTTTTTTTAAGCCTAATAACTCTTTGTAATTATCTTCAGACCCCTTATATCCAGATCCTTTAAATAAAGCATAAGAGTCTGCAAACGCTTCAGCGTTGTCAGATAATAAAGTGTAAAACTCATCTTGTGAGCCGCTGTAGCCTGATTGTGTAAACAAGCTGTAGGCATCTTTTAATGCTTCTTCGTTCATTATTCGTTTCTTAATATTTTGATGTATCTATCGCTACTGCAGATTGCTTAGACATACTGTATATTTCTCCTGCTCTACCCTTTAGCTTCTCTGCGAAGTTACTTAAATTAGATAAAGGAACCAAGACTTGTTGGTTACCTCCCTCCAATTGAACTTTAGCAACAGGGACATTGTTAGAGGTTACGTAAACACCTATAACATTAGCAGGTACTGTACGCTGATCTCCACTACCAACTAAGCTTTGAAACTCTTTATTAAACTCCTCAGATAATCCAGCCTGACCTGGAAGTAAGCTTTCAGGACCTATAGAAACCTTACCTGTTGCGGACTCGTCATAGAACCCTTCATCACTCTTAACCTGGACATCACCAAATGGTAAAACGTTCTTAGATTGACCGTAATAAAAAGAGGTATCCACTGACTTATCACCTTTTCCTTTACCCTTAGAAGGTATTCCTTTACTAACTGATGGAGCGTTTTTAAATCCTTCTTCAGTTATCTTACCTGCCAAGTAGTTTGCGTACTCATCAGCAACCTTTCTATCAAATAAATTTTCATTAGACGGGTCTAGCTTAGCAAGTAGTTCTGGAGATGGATTAGTATTTCCACCACCCTGATAAGACTCTGCGAAAAAAGCTTCTTGAGCATTAACTGTAGTTCCGTCAGAAACTCTAACTCTTTTCCTGTTATATATTCTTCTGTAGTCTAGGTTATCCCAACTAAGGTTATCACTAATAGTTAACCCTCTAGCAATTTCTTGTCTAGATTCGTCCTTTTGTTTACCAGACACTATATTAAACTCTTCCCCTGTTTTTTCGTTAACGTAAAAACCTGTAGGCTTATTTATGACACCTTTAATTAAAAGCATAGAAGGGTCTTCCCACTTGCCTTCAACAGTCATTTTTGAATCTATGTTATACTGCTTATTAAGTTCTGAAATATCAAGCCCTTGGGATAGACCATCTAAAAACTGTTGATGATAATTTTCGTGCATGTAATTACCATCATCATCTACATTAAAGTTTATTAAATCCTCACCTTCGTCTACTGTTGTTCTGTAGTTTTGAAGACTTGTAGATCTTTGCTTTAAAAGGGCTGTATTGTTTGTAAGGTCCCTCTCCATCTCTCTTTTCTGTCTAAGGACTTCGCTATCACCATCCTGTATAGCTTGATAGTTATCAGAGACAAAACCCTTATAGTCTGATATAGAGTTATTTATAAATGGAACGTAGTCGGCATTAATATCTTCTATAGAAAAAGTCTGAGCTAAATCCTTCTTCCCTTTCTCTCTATCAGCTCTTCTCTTGTCTGCGGCAGCTTGTTTTTGAAGTTCAAGTTGCTCTCTTTGCAGGGCAAGTTTTTGCCTAGCATTCTCTTCCTTTAAAAGATCACGATTGTTTTTAAGAACCTGCCCTGTGAAAAATAAACCTTCTCCAGCCATGTTTTAGTATTTTGATTTCATGTACGACCCTATTCTAGCTTTAACCTTTGCTAGATAGCCTCCATGCTTCATTTCAGGTGAGTCAGCTCTACCTTTTTCTTTAATTAAATGCTCTCTGTAGTTCTTGATAAAGTCAATCTCAGCTACGTTAGTTGAGTCTATATCAAATGAAAGTTTCCCTCCTATGTAGTTAACTAAACCTGCTGGGTTTGTAGGGTCTTCATCAAAAGGAAGTTCTCCAACGTTTCTAACCTGCGTAGCGTTCTCCTTCATAACCTTAACAATCTCATTAGCTCTATCGCTATCTAAAGGTGGTACAGTAGGTTCCTGAACCTTAGCCCCTTCTTGAGCTTCAGGGTCTTCATCGTCACCTATAACGTTCTTATCATACTTGGCAACTAAATCCTCCATAAGTTGAAAAGCAATATTCTTATCTCCACTACTAAGAGCTGATCTAATTTCTTCAACATCATCAGGAGGAAGGATTAGCTCACCACCTGTAGCCTCACCAATCTTCTCTCCATCTTGAACCATATCAATAGGGTTTTCATCGTGGCTAAACTCTCCTGGAGTTACTCCACCATCTTCAGCATCTATCTTAGCACCTTTTTTAGCCATAGCTCCAAATCCACTAACAACATCTTCAGCACCGCCAAACAAGTTTTGTTGCCCTGCAGCTTTCTCACCCACAATACCTGCAAGCTCTTGTTCTGCAATCTCAGCCTTTCTTTTATCTACAGCCTGCTGCTCTTTAGCTAGGTTACTCATAGCTTCAGTTTTAGCGTCTTGCTGTAATTTTAATAAAGCTATATCTTCCTTCCTCTTTTGACCCTCTAAGCCCATTACTCCTGGTAATATATTTCTAGGGTCTTTAGATAAAGCACCCATAGCAGAGGCCCTATCAGAGGCTTGTTGTTGTTGTATGTTCTCTATGTAGCCTTGGTCTATAGGTTCGTCAGCCATTTCTTTAGTGGCTTTACTAACCTGAGTTTCTAACCTACTTTTATCAAAAGCTGCTTCAGCTTTCTTAGCTCTTCTTTTTTGTATAGCTCCAGTAATCATTTTAGCTGCACCTAAGGCTGCCATGGTAGCTCCAACAAAAGCTTTAGGGGTTTTTTTATTTTTCTTATACTTTATCTTAGGTTTCACTCTTCGTGCCATATTATTGAATTTTTACAAATGTACTAATTTTTTTCTTATTATTTGTTGCTAAGCTCACTCTTGTCTACGTCAGCGTTAGCAGCGTATAAGTTAAACTTATATTTTGATAAACGTTGTGACCCTAATTCCCCAGTACTTAATGTTGTCATCATATACTGACCCTTCATCTTTTCTCCTTCTACAGTTCCATTTTTAACTACAAATAAGAACCCTTTAATTTGTGCAGGAGGAGTGTAAGAATCAGCCTTCACAAAACGTACATTATCTCCAGCACCCCAAACGTATCCTAAAAATTCAATACTTCCATCTTCTTTTTGAAGGTACAACTTGTAGCCTGTTGATATAACACTAATCTCATTATCTTGTTCCCCACTAAAGCTAACCTCTTTAGTATACGTAAACACATCGCCTATAGCATTAACACCAAATTCACCCAAGATACTAGCATCAGAATCTCCAATATCATATAAAGCATACTCAGCACCAACAATCATTAAGCTTGGTTTAATCCTTTTTGGATTAATTTTTTCATTTATAGAGGCTCCAAGAAAGCTACCAAGATTACCAGAGCTAACCTCAGTATCTGAGGTCATAACGTCAGAACTAGAGTGATCTACTGGACCTATGCCATGGAACTCAGAACCATCTCCATAACCCTCTTCTAAGAGGGTGTAAGACGTAGGGTTCCTACCTAAATCTATATCAGAACTAACAAAAGGAATGTGAGTGTATTGAATACCCTCTTTTGTTTTATAGTCGATAACCTCCATATAGAAATTTTCAACATCTAAATCAACATGTTCATTAAGGAGTAAAATATTATTTGAAATTACGCTTTTTATTATTCTATTAACCCATGTTTTATTACCGTTAGAGTTTACACCCCAAATCCTAACAGCATCACCCTTTTTAACGTCTTCAAAGAACTTTGTTCCTTCTCCTTTAATTATAGCTGTCGACCCCACAAACTGACCTTCACCTACCTCTTGAATATCATTTTGTAAAACACCTTCAACCTTTCTGTAACCTATCTCTGTATTTATAGTTTGATCATAGCCATCTGTCATATACGGCCCTGTAATTGTTTGACCTATATTAGAGTGCATGGATGTAAATAGCTTGACATCACTCTCTAAAGATATAGCGTTGTATGTCTTTACAGATGAAGGCTCAGCATTAAAAGGGAATTGTATTGTAGAACCGTATTGCGTTCCATATATATAATTGAACTTGGATTCCCAGTCACCTAAACCAGTATGAATATTCTGATACCCTCTATCAGTCATGTTATGCTTCCATAACCTACCATTTTTAAACCCTATAAACTGTCTACCCACTCTACCATAGTACTCTGGATAGAAGGTGTAGAAAGATGTCCATCTATTTACCCTCTCGTTAAACGCAACAGTTTTAGATTCAAAAACTTTAGTGCTTCTATTATCCATATTCTTATAGATACTGTAGTTAGAATCCCACAAGGTTCTCTCACCACTCCATCTACCATCATCATCTTTTTCGTAAACATCAGGGAAGGTAACTATATACTCATCGTACTTAGGGTCGTATCCAGCGACAATACTAAAGCTGTATTCTTTTTGCCCTTCAGGGTCGTTTATAACGTACATCTCACCAAGGTCTCTAAAGTAATCTCTCATACCTTGGTCTGAGATTACTGTTAAACCATCAGCAGATAACCTTAAAACAGCACCTCTTTTAATATCAACAAAGTAGAACCTGTTTCCAAACTTGACAATACTCTCAGGTTGTAAACAACATCCGTACTCACCTGAGTAAAGGGACACGTAGTTATCTATAATATTATTAGATAAAGAAACCATACCCTCTCCAGAGGCTGTTCTTAGTATGTCTTTCTGAACTAGAACTCTACCAACCTTATTCTCGTGGAATATAAGTAGGTCATCATCCTTCATCATTAAAGACTGTATAGAACCGAAGTTTTTGTTATAATCAAAGTAAGGTACGTTAGCTAAGTTAAAGCTAGATAAACCATTTATAGAGGCTGTACTAGAGTACGTCTCTGAGTAATAAACAGATGCCTCTAAATGTCTCTCAGCAGCGTTATTATTAATAACGTTTATTCTACCCTTACTGTAGTGATTAGTCCTATGGAAATCGTTTAGGTAGTAATCTTCAGGGAAGAAAGTTTCAGATGTTCCACCATCGTTACTAGTAGCCATATTTCTAGGCTTAAGGTATATATCACCTGAGGTTATATTTATAACAGCTGGAGTAACAGAAAGGTCTAAGTTTAAATCTTTATTAAACGTGTAATCACTAGTTTGGTTACCATCACCAGAATGAGACCTATTAGCTTCACCAGCGTTTATAATAGGGTACTTATCTCCTACCTCGTAGTAAACCATTAAGTCTTCGTTAATATCTTTATTAGGTCTATATATTTCTACTATAAGG